CGGGTCAAAAGGTGAGTAGTCATTTTGGACTTTAAAGTGGAGTTAAGGAGTACCCATGCTAACCGGGTTTTCGGCTGCATGGGAAATTTATTTCAACTGATTGGTGAAAATGCAACAGATTAGGTGTTGTCAGCGGCAGGTTCGCTTTTGATCACCAGAAAAAGGGCGACAGCTTGAAAAATAAGCCAGCCCCAGCTTGCCTGAGGGTGGTTGGTGAGGATCAGGCCGATATTCACGTCAAGCGGGAAGCAGGATGCCAGTACAGAGAATTTCCAGAATCCCCGTGAGATGTCACATTGGGATTTTGGTGTGGCGGGTTTTGACATAGGGAGCTTTGAAGTGAAGTTAGGCGTTGTTGGATGCGCGCCAGGCTTGAAGGTGCATTCCGACAGTTACAACGCCGCGAGATTTAAACTCCCCGTTAGCAACGAAGTTACCCTCAGCGATTTGGTCTTTAGTCGGTGTCAGCCGACCAGCTCGCCTGTACATGTAGCCCTTATCGACAAGGAATTTGCTAAAAACACGCTCGGACACTCGGAAAAGCTTTGCAGTAAGCCTAAAGCACTGAGTTCCGGGGGCTTCCCTGAGCGCATTGACAATTGCAACCTTTTCGTTAGAAATCTTGAGCTTTTCTTCAAGCTCTGCGTTTTTGAGGATGAGATCGGCGAGGATGGGGTTTGTGAAAGTTGTAGGTGTGGTCATTTGGAATAGACGTGCAGTTGAAGAAGACCTAATGGTAGTGCAGAAGGTGCGAAAAACTTTGATTTAATGTGTTACGCTTTGTAAAAGTTCATCAGATGGCAATAAAAAACCCGCTCAAGGCGGGTCTGTGGACAGTTAGCTGGGTTTTATCCGATCAAGTCCTCATCATCGATCCCCTGTGCTGAGGCTCCCACAACAAGCTTCAGCTTGGTCTTTGCTTTACGCGCAAGCAGCGATGTCAGTTGCTTGCGGGCAAGTTCATTGAGCATTACAACACGTTCATTTTTCGGCATGTGCTGTTGTATCAACAAAGCGTTCTGGCTTTCGAGACTTGACAGCACAATCAGTTGTTCAATTGTTGCGGCATCTCGGATGTTGCCGATTGAATTAGGGTTTTTCATCCCCCACTCTTTCGCCGTGACCCCAAAAAGAGCCTTGTTAAGTACATCTGCCTCTGCGGCATAGATGTAGGACGATTGCGCGGCACTAATGTCAGGCGGGATCAGATTTTCTTTGATTGCATCAGTTTGAACCCTGTACTTATCTTTCGACAGCATCCGGTGCATGTATTTTTGGGGGTCACCAGCCTCTGTTGCCTCCAGGGCTTTCAGACGTTGAAATTCCTTGATCATGTAGAGTTTGAACTCCGGGCTGATCCACGACCCGAACTCAAAGGCTATGTCCTTATGGGCGAAGGTTCCGCCGCCGTAGCGTCCTGATTTGGCCATAAGACCAATTCCGCCTGTGCGCTCCACCCACTGCTTTGCGGACATTACAAACCTGCTCAGCCCTGCATCATTTTTAACATGGTGGAATTCCACCATGTTAAAACTCGGGTTGTTTAGTTGCTCCCAAACCCCTAAGAAACCGATGGTGGTCTTGTTCTGGAGCCAGTTCTTGATGAGCTGGTCGGAACCAGCAAAACCAGTAGTCATATCCGTGAGGCTGATGTAATCCTCATCAGCCTTTGTGGTTAGGTGAACCTCGACACCCTGCACAACCATAATTTTTGTAGCCATATATTTCCTGTAAAAGTTGAAGAAGCCCAAAGTTTAGCTGGATTTCGGGCATCCGCTGAACTATTTTTCAACTGTTTGGTGAAAATGCAACAGAAAGCCCGAATTCCCATGAAAACAATCATCACAATCGCCGCCACGCTGGCATTCCTGCTGGGGCTGGTGGGCTTTCTGTTGATCGGACAGATCGAAGCTACCCAGACGGCACGAAACGCGGCCCAGGGCTGGCAGGACGCGGCGGCGGATGCTCTGCGCCAGGTTGATGCTGCCCGTGGCCGGGAAAGGGCGCTGGACGCGGCTGTCGGCGCGCTTGAGGGCAGTCGGATAGTCCGGGAGCAGGAAGCCTTGGAACGTGATGCCCGGATCGCCGCGCTGTCTGTCCCAGTCCCAGCGGCAGAGGCTTCGCCCGCGTGTCTCGATCAGCCGGTGCCGCACGAACTTGGGGGACTTCTCAATGCCCGGTAACCTCGCCAGGATTTTTGCCGCGCTGACCCTGATAACGCTGGGTGCATGTTCGTCAGCCCCGGTAACCGTCACGCGTTCGGTTTACGTGAGCATCCCGGAATCCCTGCTGGCCAGATGCCGGGTGCCACGGTGGTCGGATGGGACATTTCGGGATTTGGCGAGGCTTGCGGTTTCGCGGGAGCGGGCGTTACTCGATTGCAATGACCAGATCGAGGCGGTGAAAGCCTATCAGAAGGCGATATTGGCAGAAAACTAAGCATTGGCGGGGTTATGGGGATTCCCATAACTGAGTTGGGTATCAATTTCATGGGCAAAACCCCAATTTCATGGCTAACCCACCAATTTCATGCCTGAAAAAACCAATTTCATGGGCAAAAAAACCAAGTAATGCCCGAAGTTTTTAACCCCTCACCATGAAATAGGGTGTTTTTTTACCAAGTCGCACCCATTGGAAAAAACGTTTTAGGTTGGAAGGTTCCTACTAAAAACGTTTTTCTCACGTATAGCTACTTGGTTTTAAAACACCCTATTTCATGGTAAGGGGTCTGAATCAAAGCAGCTGCTTGGTTTTTTTGCCCATGAAATTGGTTTTTTTGCCCATGAAATTGGGGTTTTGCCCATGAAATTGAGAAACTAAGCAGCTGCTTGGTTTTTTGCACATCGGCCCGGATAGGTGCTTTTTTCGATCATTTTTCGATCATTTTTCACCATTTACAACGAAAAAACCCGCCGAAGCGGGTGTGTTGCGGAAACCGACAGTGGGAAAAATCAGACCAGATCGTCCCCTGCAACCTCAAACGGGTCAGCTGGCAAATTGATCTTGAGCCCCCGGAACCAGAGCGCCCCGCCCCGCATCTGCCGCGAAACACCCTTTGCCGTGGCAATCTCATCGTAGAACGTATGCCTGCCCATCTTGAGCCCTGCGTTTTCTTCCTGAACCCATCCCTGGAATTCGTCCCACAATTGTTTTGCGGAAACCCGATCAGACGCCACCCCGGTAACAGTAAGCCTCTCAGTCAGGAATCCTGCCAGGGTGTTGCGCTTACCCTTCCAGACATCAAGCGCCTCTTTACACGATTCAGACTGCTTGAAGCACCCGCGTTTCAAAACCCGTTCCCAGCCCGCGATCAGGTGATTCAGAATTCCGGCAAGTTCTTTGTCGCGGATTCTCCCCTGCAGCGTGTGGTCGGTTTCCTCATCCGAGATTGTGTTTTTGAACCAAAAAATCTGAGCCCGGCGAGTCATGCCATAGCTGTTGTCAACGGTCTTAGGCCAGCTATTCGTCAAGATGAGCGGCACAGCCCTGGAAATAAAATTCACTTCACCCGCAAATTTGGGGTTGGCCGTCATGCCCTTTTCCTCTGACAGCTTTTTGAGCATGCCGTCAGGGAGCATCGCGCCTTTTTCAAAATCGTCGTCAACAAGCAACATTTTTCCGATCAGCCCGGCTTCCATGTGTGCATTTCCACTGGTGCCCAATTTAGACAGTTCTTTTCGGACAATCGCGTCTTCACCCATAATCGATTGCAGCGTTGACGAAATCATTGACTTACCGTTCGATCCTGAGCCGTAAAACATTACCCATGTAGCCAATGAGCGTTTTGTCTGCAGGATGTAGCCCATGACTTCGTAGAGGTGGCGGATCGTTTCTTCTGAGTCTTTCGCACCGCCCAGCAATTTTGCAATGGCCCTATCCCACAACGGGCACGTTGCATCCGGGTCATATTCCGTGGAGAACTGGCACGTTAGGCGACTTTCGGGGTTGTGGTCACGAAACTCTGTGCGAACCTTGAACTGGCCGTCAGCTCCGCGATCATGCCCAGCGGTGAACACAAGCTCGCCATTCGTGCAATTCATGATCGACTCTTTGGCATGTGATGCAAGGCGCATAGGGTCTTTGACGCCGCCCTCTGCAAGCTTCTTTCCGAGGATTCCGCAGATTGCATTGCTGAGAGCGTTAAGCGTGTCGTTGCGGCCTGAATCTTTCAGGGCTGCAGCTAATTGCGGGTTGTCAGTACCCTGGGCGATCTGGCCAATGATTTTGCAGATCACACCGCCAATTGTTTCGTCACTGATGACTGACCAGACGCCAGAGCGGAAATGCCAGAATTGTTTTGCATGGCGAAGCAGATGCTTACCGCCTTTGTAGCGGACCCGAAGAGTTTCCTCAGCAATCCAGTCTTCGAGGCTGACCATCGCCCGAGCCTGGTTCGATCCATCAAGTTCCGACTTTTCGGCTTTGATGGATTTTTTGATCACACCTTTGCTGAGCTTGGCACCGTTTGGGCCACCGAATGCCATCAACAGCGGCATTACCGATTCCATCTCAATTTCAGTCAGGTCGTAACCCGCGACAACAGTGATCGCCTCAGTAATATTTTTGCAGCCTTTCAGCTTTTCGGAGCATTGCGTGAACGCGCCGCCTGAAACTTTGCCAAGTTTGATGATGCTGGCCATCGTTTTTGACAGCCCGCCCCGGCCTAATGCGAACGAAGTCCATGCGCTATCAAGGTCACCCTGGTTGAACAGTTCCGAGCGCTTTGAAAACTCTTCCCAGATCGCTTTACCATCATCTTTGCCGTCGAATTCGTGGTGAAGGGCCATGCCGACTTCAATCCACTTCGGCCTAGACCCCTTTGCGTTGCAATATTCTTCAAAGTCCAGCGCCATGACTGCATCACGGGCTTTTTCGACGCTCAGGCCCACTGGGGGCTGGCGAACAGCGTTAAGCAGGAAATCGCTGTCCTCATCCTCGCTTTGCGTGACAACCGAGCGCTCAGCAATGGTTATATCGACAGCTTCTGAAACCATGCCGCAGAATCGGCCAAGGCGCACAGCCACCGGGTCAGCAATACCGTCGAAAACCGGGCTGGCTGTGTAGTGGACGCGAACGCGCCCGAACATTGATGAATCGAGCAGACTGGCTTTGTTATCGTGCAGCAGGGCATCCGCCCATGACTTGATAGACTCTTTCGCCACTGGCGTTTCGAGCCAAAACCAGACGTGTACGCGAAGCCCCTTTTTGCCGGGCATGCCAGCACTTGAGGACAACTGCCACACGTAATCCACACCCCAGAACGAGCGTGGCAGGTAGAGCGTAATCCACTCATTCACGGCGTTTTCAACGTCACGCACAGGGTCAAATGAGCCCAGTTCCCATGAGTCGATGTCGAGGCAGATCAGGTTCTGCTTGGCGTCCTGGAACGCCTCACGAACCCGGCGAACCCGCTGCAGTTCCTGGTGATAAACAGGTTCGTCTTTGTGTTTTGCACGGATAGCGATGTATTCACCGGCAAATTTGTCGATCAGCAGCGCTTTATTCGGTTGTTTGCTGAGTTCCCCCAGCAGTTCTTCAACATCATCGAGAGAGTGGACTTGCCTCTCTGAGAATTCAAACCATTTTGCTGATCCGTAGCTTTCCGTTCCTGTGGTTGTGTGTTTTTTGGTCAGCAGAATGCCATCTGCGCTCTGGAGAACGGTCAAGTAAGTCGTCATATAGTGCCTAAAAAATGAATTTAAAATTTGGTTGGAAAGGGTGCCAATTACGCCCCGATAACGAACGGCAGAACACGGTCAAGGGTGATGCGACCCTCGGACACATCGACCAGCTGACGGGCGCGGTTGGCAGGAACACGGCCAGTTTCGATCCAACGGTACACTGCCCAATTGGACAGCTTCATAGCCTCGGACAGAATGACGATGCTGACAGCGCCCTCTGCGTTTGGTGGGCAGGCGTCAAGCAGCATGGCTTGGAGCGGGCCACGGTCGGTAAGGCGGCGGACGCAAGTTGCAGAGGCGTGAGTGGGGTGCGGTGGGAGATTTGACATTTGGGGATTCCAAAAAGTTTAAGGAGCGCCAATTGTACATCTCAAAAAGCCCGTGCGGCAAGACAATCCAAAATATATTTTTGATGTTTTTTTGCAAAAATCCAACAGGGGGTTGTTTTTCTATCGGTTTTTGTGGTCTAATTTGGGCTCAAGTGGTGTTGGACCACAAAAAACCCTGAAATCAACTTTGGAAACACTATGTCTATTGAACTGGCCCTCGCAAACCACGCTGCAGCACTGAACAACAACGCTGCTGCCATGAACAACCACGCTGCAGCACTTATCCGCGCCGCTGAACTGATGGCGTACTCGACTGGCACGAACTTCACTGCCACCGTTGGCACGATCATTCAGGGCGCGGTGCTGCCAGAATCGGTTGCAGCTCCTGCCGCCCCTGCCCAGAGCGATACTGCCGCCCAAGAGCTGCAGCAGCTCGCCGCGATCACTGACGCCACCCTGGCAGAAATTGACGCTCAGATCGCCGCTCGCCAAGCCCAATCCAAGGCCCGCCAGCAAGAGGTGGAAGACGCCGAAATCGAGGCTGAAGAGGCTGCAGAAGCCGCCGCCAAGCTCGCCGCTGAACAAGCCGCTGCCAGTGCCGCCGCTGAACAACGCGCCCTTGAACAAGCCGCTGCAGAACAGCTCGCCGCCGAACACGCTGCTGCAGAGAAAGCTGCCAAGGCCGAACGCGCCGCTGCCCGCAAGGCCGCAAAGCTCGCCACCGAACAGAAGCTGGCCGAACTGGAAGCTGCTACCGCCAAGCTCGCCGCTGAACAAGCTGCTGAGGCAGAAGCCGCCGCAATCGCCGCTGCCTACAAATCATCTACTGACGCCGCCGAACAACTCTCGGCTCAAGCGGCGCTGAATGTGATCGCAGCATACGAATCCGCTGCAGAGGATGATGATCAGTTTTCCGACATCGCTGCCCCAGCCCCGGTTTACCCCACAGCCGACGCCCTGGTTGACGTGTTCCGCCCATTCATCGACAAAGCCAACCCTGACTCCGCCGCCAACAAGGTGTTTGTCCGGGCGATCCTGACGCAATTGTCTGCTGAACGTATCAGCGCAATCGCCCCGGAATCCCGCCAACAGGCGCTCGACTGGGTTGCCGCCCGTACTGCCAACCCAGACTTCCTGATCCCCGGAATGGCCCCTGCCGCCGCCCCTGCGCCTGTCGCAAAGCCAGCCCCTGTAACCCCTGCACCCGTGGTTGCAGAGCCTGCCAAAAAAGCACCGACATCCGTTGATGCAGAACTGCTCCTTAGCGATACGATGTCGCTGTATGTCGATCTGCTGGACACTGAAAACCCAAACATGATCGAAAACCGCAAGTTCGTGCGATCCGTGCTGACGGCCCTTGGTGCTGTCCGCATCAACAAAGTGGCACCAGCCGATCTGCCTCAGGCGATGGCATGGGCAAAGGCCCGCAAGGCTGACCCTACGTTTGAAATCACCACTGCGTAATCGCCGCTGACCCCAACGAAGCCCCTGTAAAATGGGGTTTCGTCGTTTCAGAATCCAATTTTCTAAAAGGTTACCTGTGTCATCTGCCCACGCCTCAAAGTCCCCCTCAAAAGCCGCAATGTGGATGAATTGCGCAAAGGCACTGTCTGCAAACCGGGGTCAAACGGACCTTGGCGACCCGTCAGCCCGCAACCAGGGGTCTGCTCTGCACACGTTCAGAGAACGCGCCCTGACGGGCAACCTTGACCCGCTGGAGCTGGTTGGAACGATCACCACAATCGAGGGCGACGAATACGAACTGACTGAGGATCAAGCCCTGTCGATGACACCGGGCATTGAGGCTATACGGGCGTTCGGTGGTGAGCTGCATGTGGAGCTACGCGTGTCGCTTGAGCCGTGGCTTGGTGAGGATCAGTTTGGGACGCTGGACACTGGCGTAATCACTGATGAGCTGATCTGCATCCAAGATTACAAGAGCGGGTTTGACCCGGTTAGCCCCGTGGACAATGAACAGTTGCAGTTGTACGCCCTGGGTTTTTGGCATGGCATTGCCCGCCATCGCACTAAGGCGACTGAATTTCTGCTGATGATCGACCAGCCAAATAATTACAAAGGTGGGCCGTCAGAATGGTCAGTTAGCCTTGAAGAGCTGCTGGCGTTCGGTGAGCGCGCACGTGTGGCCGCTGGTGTGGCCGAAGACCCCGATGCTGTTGGTACACCTGGCGTAAAGACCTGCCGCTGGTGCCTGGCCAAAGCAAAGTGTGGTGAGTTGGCAACATTCGCACTCGATATGATCGGTATTTCTAAAACCGCAATGGACGACGCTATGAATGACCTAATCGGTAACAACTGCACACCAAATCTTTCGATTGTTGAAGACCTTACGCCCGAACAACGGGTTTTTATCGTCGATAATGCTGGTCTGGTTCGGAATTGGCTTGATGCTGTTGCAGCTCAGACCCTGGCAGACGCTATCCACGGCAACCCCACCCCCGGCAAAAAGGCCGTTTTGGGCAAAGCCGGAAACCGCAAATGGTCGGATACACAAACTGTTACAGAATATCTTTCTGACAGGTACGCAAAAGAGGATGTTTTCAACATAAAATTGAAAGGACCGGCACAGATTGAGAAGGTGCTGGGAAAGAAGAATTGGCCTGCACTGATGCCCTTTATTGTGCGCAGTGATCCAAAAGCAATCTTGGTTGACGAAAATGATCCCCGCGACGGGCTAGCCCCTGTTGCAGACAAGTTCGATGACCTTGAAACCGATGATGGGGCGGCTTCCCCATCTGCAACCGCGATCTTCGTTGAAGACGATTTACTGTAAAGCGAGAAAATCATGGCAACATCCCCGAAACCCGCCCGCCTTGGCGAAGTCATGCTGCGCGACGTGCGCCTTTCCTACCCCCATTTGTTCGTGCCATCGGCAAGTGTTGATGGGGGCGCACTTAAGTTCCGCTCGAACTTTTTGATTGATAAAACCGAAGAGTTTGGCGCGAAGAACTATGCAGCATGCGAAGCGGCACTTGATGCCCTGATCAAGGAAACCTGGAAGGGTAAAGTCCCACCAATTAAGTCAGATCGCAAGTCATTCCGCCCTGGCGACACGTTTGCCAATGCTGAGACTGGTGAAATCTACACTGGCTATGAGGGGCAGCACGTTGTTAGCGCAAGCAAAAGCGCTGCAAAGAGTTCTGATCCCGATGACCGTGCCCACGCACGTTTCCGCCCTACGATGTTTACCCGTTCCAAGGAAAAGATCGAAGAGGATGACGGCACGTTGTACGCCGGTTGCCGCGTTGACGCTGTTGTCCGTTTCTACACGGAAACCCGCAAGGAAAAGGGGGGTAACGGCATTTTCGCCACGCTTGAAGCTGTTCGTTTCCGCCGTGACGACGCTCCGTTTGGTGCTGCTGCAGTTGGTGCGGATGCGTTTGACGATCTGGAGGACGAAGACGACATGATGTAATCGTCTTTGGACTGGCACCCCTAAGGTGCCACTTTAACTAAAGCCGCCTGAAAATGACGGCTTCACTTAGAGGGTTGAACCCCAAATTCCCGAAACCAACGAAAACGACCTTATGCCAAAACTTGTTTCTTCAACACGCCCGCTTTGCATCATGGATTTGGAGTGCTACCGAAACTATTTCCTGTTCAAGGCTCGCCGTGCTGACACTGGCCAGACTGTTTCAATCGAAATGTACGATGGTCAGCCACTCGACACTGAGCGTATTCGCAACATCCTGGACCGTTACGAACTGGTCACGTTCAACGGGCGCGATTTTGACGTTCCACTGCTGTATTGCGCACTCAAAGGCTACAACTGCAGCAAACTCAAGGATATTTGCAACGACATTATCGGAAACCGCCTCAAGTCGTGGGACGTTGAACGCAAGTACGCTGTCAAGATTCCCAGAAACTTGAAGCACATTGACCTGATCGAAGTAGCCCCTGGCACCGGATCACTAAAGATTTACGGCGGACGCATTCACAGCCCCAAGATGCAAGACCTGCCCATCGAACATGAGGCAATTCTGACCCGCGAACAAATGGGCATCATCAACGTGTACTGCGGTAACGACCTTGAGGTTACCGGGCTGCTGCTTGAAGAGCTTACCCCTCAGCTTGAGTTGCGCAGGGCTATGAGTGAGAAGTACGGCGAAGACATGATGAGTAAGTCTGATGCCCAGATCGCAGAAGCCATCATCAAAACGCAGATGTATGAGTTGACCGGGATCGTTCCGACAAAACCAAGCTCGCAGATCGGTAAAAAGTTCAAGTTCAAAACACCGGATTGGGTTAAATATCAAAGCCAGATGATGCGCGATGTTCTGAAAGTCGTTGAAGAAACTGAGTTTGTCGTTGCCCCATCGGGTAAAGTTTTGCTGCCCAAGGTGCTTGAAAACCTTGTGATCAAGCTCGGCGTTGGCAAATATACGCTCAGAATGGGCGGGCTGCATAGCTCGGAAAAGCACCAGACCGTTTTTGCCGATGACGAAACCCTGGTTATCGACCGTGACGTTACAAGCTACTACCCGTTCATTATTTTGAACAACGGCCTATACCCTGAGGGACTTGGCCCTGAATTCCTGACAATCTACGGCAAGATCATTTTTGACCGTGTTGCTGCAAAGCGCGCTGGTGATGATGTCACCGCTGGGACATATAAGATCGTTTTGAACGGTACGTTCGGGAAGCTGGGTAGCCCGTATTCCATCATGTACTCGCCGAACCTGCTTATCCAAGTGACACTGATCGGACAGCTTGGGCTGTTGATGTTCATTGAGCGACTGGTGGCAGAGGGTTTCGATGTTGTCAGCGCAAACACTGACGGTATTGTCATCAAATGCCCCAAGCATAGGAAGGATGACCTGTCAAAAATCGTCGCCTGGTGGGAATCGGTTACCGGATTTGGCACGGAAGATACGAATTACAAGGCCGTCTATAGCCGTGATGTGAACAACTACATCGCACTGACAATTGACGGCAAAGTTAAGCGCAAAGGCGAATACGCAAAGCCCGGACTTCAGAAAAACCCGGCAACTGAGATATGCGTTGATGCCGCGATTTCCTACATCATCAACGGCACACCCATTGAGGCTACGATTGGTAGCTGCCGCGATGTTACGAAATTCCTTGCAATCCGAAACGTGACTGGTGGCGGTACACAAGAAGGTGAGTATTTGGGCAAAGCTGTTCGCTGGGTGTACTCGACAAAATCAAAAGGGCCGATCACGTACAAAGAAAACGGAAATAAAGTGGCAAAATCGGACGGTGCATATCCTCTGATGCAGCTGCCAGACCGCCTGCCATCACATATTGATTACGATTGGTACGTGAAAGAGGCGAATTCGATGCTTGTTGACATGGGGCATGCGCCCGACACGTCAAAGTGGCTTGATAACTTACTGTAATTTCAAAAATGACTAAAAATTCCGTAACCGAATCCCCCATTGAGGGGGTTGTCTGCAAACTGGCGGAAGAAGCTGGTTGGCTTGTCCGCAAAGTGTCATGGCTTGGTCGCAGGGCCGCCCCAGACCGCCTTTTTGCCAAAGGGGGCAGGGTGGTGCTGATTGAGTTTAAGCGCCCTGGAACGGCATTTGCCACGCTCCAGCAACAGCTGGAACACAAGCGCCTGACAAGTTCGGGGATTGAGGTCCACGTTTGCGACAGCATTAGCTCTGGCCTGAGCGCCCTGGGGGTGGCCCTATGAGGCGGGAAGCCGACTTGCGCGGCTATCAAGAGTGGATGGCGGGTAAAGCCGAAGAGCTGAAATACATTGCCCTGTGGGCCGAACCTGGGCTCGGCAAAACCGCTGCCAGCCTGACAGCTATGGTTCGCCTGATGCGCCAGGGCGTTGCAAAACGATGGCTGATTGTTGCCCCGCTGCTGGTGGCCGAAACCACTTGGCCCGATGAAATCGCCGAATGGGAGCATACCGTTGGCCTGCATTACAGCGTGATTACGGGTACAGCCGCCCAGCGCAAGATCGCCGCTGCATCCCGCGCCCAGGTGCATATCATCAACCGGGAAAACCTGATGTGGCTCTACCACCTGCACGATGGGAAGCTGCCATATGATGGGCTGATCTACGATGAGGCAAGCCGCTTGAAGGAGGGTAAGGTGAAAACCAAGCCCCCCATCGCAAAAATCCAAGCCGAAATCCAAACGATCTGGGCCGATATTGTGGCCGAAGAATCAAAACCCGATAAAAATCCAAACCTGGATGATGAGTCGAACGACCTGATTGGCGGTACGGTTGCCCAATGCCGGATAATCGCTGCACTTAAAGCAAAAATTGATACCTGCCAGGATAGGTTGATACCCCGTATAACAGAATACGGGGTTATCAATAAGTTGCGGGCTTCTCTGAAATCCGCGATTCTGCTGACCGGAACACCGTCTCCCAATGGGATCGTTGACCTATGGGGGCCAATTTACATCCTTGATCGTGGAAAAAGGCTGCACACATCAAAATATCAATTTCTATCGCATTGGTTTGAGCGCAATCAATATTCGTTCAAGGTCACACCCCATAAAACTGCGCTGGTAGAAATAACTGATAGGTTGAAGGACATTGCATTTAGCCTTAGGACTGAGGACTACCTTACGCTACCCGATGTGATACATAACATAGTTAGGGTTAAGCTATCCGCACCTATTATGAAAATGTACAAAGATTTTGAACGTGAATTTGTACTTGAGGAACATGACATCGAGGCAGTGAATTCGGGCGTCTTGGCTGGGAAATTATTGCAAATCTCGAACGGTGCTTGTTACCGTGGTCCTGAAAAGGAGGTCATACCCATCCATAATTACAAAGTCGAAGCCCTTGAAATGATTGTTGCGGAGTCAGGGGACTCGCCGGTACTTGTGGCCTACGAATTCCAATTTGATTTGGACCGGATAAAGGCGAAGTTCCCCCACGCTGTTGTCCTAAACCAGGAAGCGGACGTTGTTAAAAAGTGGAACGCTGGAAAGATCAAACTGCTCATTACCCATCCGGCGAGTGCGGCCCACGGGTTAAACCTCCAGCATGGCGGGCACATTTGCGTTTGGTTTGGCCTAACGTGGTCACTTGAGCTTTATCAGCAGTTCAATAAGCGACTGCACCGCAGCGGCCAGAAAAACAACGTCATCATTCACCACATCGTTGCTGAGGACACATTTGACGAAGTGCAGTTAGCGGCACTCACGTCAAAAGGCGCGACTCAGGATTCTGTGACAGCCGCAGTTCGCATAAATGTTTGACGATTGACCCTGCAACCGGGGGTTGATACGATTCAACTTCTGGTTGTATGGGGTTACAAATGGATCGAGCTTTTGCACAGCGGCTGAACTTGGCTTGTGATGGGCATCCGCATATCCCGGCTTACGGCGCTGGCCGTCAGACCTGGATCAAGGAAAATATGGGCGTCAGCCATGAGGCGGTGCGCAAGTGGTTTGTAGGGGAGGCTCGCCCACGCCCCGCCATGATGCGCAAATTGAAAACGCTGCTTGAGGTTGATGAGGCGTGGTTATCACTCGGCATAGCCCCTGATGTCGAACCAAAAGAGCGCAAAGCCCGCAATGCTGTGGCGGACGGTGCTGTAAACGCTTTGGCCGGAATAATTCAGATCAATGGGGGTCACTGCGCATTCCCGGATGAGCGTGATCCCCGCGCTGCCTACGTTGACATGTACACCATAATCCGAGGTTCCCAGTTTTCAATCCACGTGGCGCTCGGGCTTAAGCTCTCTGAGAACGTGTACAAATTCAGTGTACCCAGAGAGTTCGACCAGTGTTCGGTTGTGGGGGCGATCCATGCTTACCCGATGCGGATGCACTGGATCAGCTTGAGCCACGATCTTATTGACCGGCACAAGGTTCGCCGTGGTGGCTTCTACGAACTGACGATCCAGCGAAATTCCGGCGACTACACGACAGGTAGCGACACCTGGCCCCGCATCAACTCACTGCAGGATAGAATCTGATGATCGAATGCCCGTGGTACGCCCTACGCGATGTCGTTCACCTGTTCGGCGTCAGCTATGAGACAGCGAAGAACCGGATTTACGCGAAAACTTTCCCCGTGCCAGTCAGGCGAGAAGGGAAGCTGTTGGTAGTAGATAAGGCTGTGATGCAGGCGTACTTCGATGCCCGGAGACAAGATGACTTGGGGAAACTTACGCTGCCAAAAATTTCGACCGTTGGTTGAAATTACAACCGTTTGGGGGCTATACTCACAGCTCCTAATCAACCGGACACCAACATGACAAACCCCGTGAGACTCACCGAATCCGACTACGCCGCTGCAGCAACAGCCCTTGAAACTGACATTGCCGCAATCAAGGCGTTCGCCGAAGTTGAAAGCGCTGGCGACGGGTTCCTGCCTGACGGTAGGCCCAGGATTTTGTTTGAGCGACACATCATGCGCCGGGAGCTGTACAGGCTCGGCTGGTCGGCGGAAAAGGTTGCCGGTGCCTACACCCGCAATCCGAACCTCGTAAACCCGGCAACCGGGGGCTACAAAGGCGGGTCAGCTGAGTGGCTACGCATGGACCTTGCGGCGTTCCTAAGCCGTGAAGCCGCGCTGAAGTCCGCAAGCTGGGGCAAGTTTCAGATCATGGGGTTCAACCACGCGCTTGTGGGCTTCGATAGCGTGCAGGCATTCGTCAACGCCATGTACGCGAATGAGGCAAACCATCTGGCCGCGTTTGTCCAGTTCGTGAAGGGTGACGCGGTTATGTGCAACGCCATCAAGACGCATGACTGGCGCACCTTGGCCAGACGATACAACGGCGTCGGATATGCCATTAATGAGTACGATAAGAAGCTGGCAAACGCTTACGCGAAGTTTTCCACAGCTAGGGTCGTCGCCGCATAGCATCCCCCTGCGTCCCACAAAAGCCCAGCCGTGTGTTGGGCTTTTTGTTGGTCTATTTACTGAACATGTATAGAAAACCCTGATTTTTGAACATGTTGCGGGGAAACTACAATCCTGTCCCCGCAACCAACCCTTATTCCCATGTCGTCCCAGACCGCCCCGGCCAACCCGGAAACCCTTGTTTTCCAGGCATTTGTTGTCCCATTGCGTCTAACGGCGACCTTGCACAGCCTCTGAAAATGTTGGTTTGTCGGTTGGTGCGCAACCAACCAACGGCGATAAACCAACAATGGCTCTCACTGACATTGGCATTCGTGCCCTCAAGCCCCGCCCGGTAAACGCTAAACTTAGCGACGGCGGCGGATTGCATCTGCTGCTAACCCCCGCTGGTGGGAAGCTCTGGAAGCTCGCCTACCGTTTCGGCGGAAAACAAAAGACCCTGAGCCTCGGTGCATACCCGGCAATCGGACTACTTGACGCCCGGCGCAAGCGTGATGCGGCAAAAGCCGACTTGGCTGCAGGTGTTGACCCTGGTGCAAAAGCCAAGCCTGCCGCTGAACCTGACACATTCGAGGTTCTAGCGCGTGAGTGGTACGCAAGCCAGATCGGCGATTGGGCGGAATCTCACGCACAGCGCATAATGGCGCGATTCGAGGCTGACGTTTTCCCGGCTATCGGATCAAGCCCGCTGGCAGACATAGCCCCGCTGGCCGTCCTCGAAATGCTGCGCACCGTGGAAGCCCGTGGTGCCCTGGACGTGGCAAAGCGCATTCGGCAGACCTGTAGCCAAGTGTTCAGGTACGCGATAGCCACAGGGCGCGCTGACCGTGATCCCAGCGGCGATTTGCGCGGCGCTATGAAGCGCTCCCCCAAGGTGAAACATTTCGCAGCTCTGCAGGCGCATGACATCCGGGAATTCCTATCAACCCTTGCCCTGTATGACGGCGAGCCGGGAACACGTTTTGCGATTTATTTCACGCTGTTGACGTTCGTGCGTACAAGCGAAACCCGCCTGGCACGTTGGTCAGAGTTTGAATGCCTTGATGGATCAGCCCCGATATGGCGCATTCCCGGCGAACGCATGAAGGCTGGGCGTGAGCATGTTGTCCCGCTTTCCCGGCAGTGTGTGGAGCTGCTGGGAAAGATTAAAGAGCTATCGGGCAAGCGCCCTGTCCTGTTCCCCTCGCACGGGCGTGAGGGGGTTCTATCGCAAAACGCTATGATCTTTGCGCTCTACCGGATGGGCTATCACTCCCGCCTGACGATCCACGGGTTCCGGGGTACTGCATCCACGATTTTGAATGAACACGGGTGCAACTCGGACCACATCGAATTGCAACTGGCTCATGTCGAACGTGACGATGTTCGAGGGGCGTACAACTCTGCGCAATGGATCGAACCTCGCCGCGTGATGATGCAGTGGTGGGCAGACTACATTGCTGCACAAGGTGAACCATTCTGAGCCATTACAAACAGTTAGATTTTCAACCAATGGTTGACTAGGCTGGTCCCGCAAAGTGGAGGGCCAGCCTTTGACGTTTTTACGCCTGCCTGACGTGTTGAAGCTAGTCGGGGTTTCCCGAAGCCAAATTTACAGAATGATCCAAGCGGGGGAGTTTCCAAAGCCTGTTAAAATAGGGGCACGCGTATCCGTGTGGACTGACGCCGCCTTACGCCAGTGGCAGGAATTGCAGATTTCCGCGAATTCACAGCAGACGTGATAGTATCCAACTTTTAATTGACACAATAATGACCACGCCGAAACCACCTAAATTGCGGAAAGACGGGCAACCGAAGCGCTCAGGAAGACCCTCGAAAGACGCGGCACCTACGCCAGATCGTGACGATGACGATCTGCTTGGTGTTGCTAAGCCCGTCAAAACCAAGGTGGGTGCGCCCGCTAAAAAGGCGACTGTCGCAAAGCCACTTGAGGTTGATTTCTCAGGATCGGGCGAGGTTGACACAAATGTTTTCGCTGGTGTCAGCGTGACGTGGCTGGCAGAGGTTTTTCGCATGGACCCCACAACCGTTAAGAAGCGGCTGGCGCAGTGCGTGATTAAGGGTAAGCGCCGGAATGCCCCAATTTACGACCTGCTGACGGCGGCGCAATTTCTTGTTCCCCCGAAGGTTGACGTGTCGGCTTATATCCAGGGGATGCGCCCTACCGATTTGCCGCCCCTGCTTCAGAGCGCCTATTGGGATGCCATGAAGAAAAAGCAGGATTGGGAAATCCGCGCCAAATTACTCTGGGATACTGACAAAGTAATCGAGGTTTTCGGCGAGACGTTCAAGCACATCAAAAATACCGTCAGTCTCTGGGCTGACACACTGGAACAGGAACAGTCTCTTGATGAGCGGCAGCGCGAGGCACTAAGGGCCATGTCGGATTCACTCATGTCCGACATACACGCAAGCCTTGTTGAACAGTCCCGCGCATCACATACACCGAACCAGTACGCGCAATTGGCCGTGATGGAACATGACGCTGCAGAGAATGCGGCTGCAAAGGTTTCCGACAATGGCTAATTACAACTCTTTAGAAGAAATCCTGCTCAGTACCGCTGACATGGTGCGCCCGCCTGAGCGGCTTACTGTGCATGAGGCTGCAGCGCGTTACGTTTACATCAATTACCCCGGCGCTTACGTTGGTTTTTACAGCAACTCGACAGCCCCGTACATGACTGAGCCCCAGGAAATCCTGACATCACGTGATTACACATCGATGGCTTTTGTCGGGCCTGCACGGGCTGGTAAAACCCAATTGCTGCTGAACTGGATCGGCTACAGCGCCATTTGTGATCCCGGCGATATGCTCATGGCGCAACCGTCCAAAGATTCAAGCCGGGACTTTTCGATGCGCGATCTTGACCGGATGATCCGATATTCGCCTGAGGTCAAAAGCCGGATGGTGCAGCGCTTGGACGCTGATAATACGTTCGACAAACATTTTTCGTCGGGCATGATCCTGAAATTGTCCTGGCCATCAATCAATGAGTTTTCAGGTAAAACTGTTGGCAGGGGCTGGTTGGCCGACTATGACCGCTTTCCTGAATCAATTGATGGTGAGGGCTCAGGCTTCGATTTGCTGAAACGCCGAACTCAGACGTTCAAGCGCAACGGCATGACGGCTGTTGAATCAAGCCCCGGTTTCCCCGTTGAAAATCCAAAGTGGCAACCGTCAAGCCCCCATGAAGCCCCACCGGCAAAGGGCATCCTCGCACTCTATAACCGGGGTGATCGCAGGCGCTATTACTGGCGCTGCCCGCATTGCCAAGAGGTTTTCGAGGGTGATTTCAAACATCTGAGCTACCCGAAGACCAAGGATTATGGTGACGCGGCTGCGCAGGCTGTGATGGTTTGCCCGCATAACGGCTGCATCATTACCCATGATGGTGACGATAAGAACGGCATCCCCGGAAAAAATGAACTAAACCGCCGTGGAAAATGGTTACGTGAGCGCCAGATTTGGCTACCCGATGGAACGACTAGCGGCGGGATCAAGTCTGATGACATGGCTAGCTTTTGGCTAAAAGGCACAGCGGCAGCGTTCAACACGTGGGAAAAACTGGTGTTGGACTACCTTAAGGCTGAGGACGAATACGAACGAACGGGTTCCGAAGAAGCTCTTAAAGTCACGATCAACACAGGGCAGGGTTTGCCGTATTTCTCAAAATTGAACCACGTTGAACGCCTGCCGGAAGAGCTGAAAGCCCGCGCAAAAGATATTGGCGTGCAGGTTGTTCCTGCGGGTGTTCGTTGGCTAGAGGCTACCGTTGACGTTCAGAAGTCCCGTTTTGTTGTGCAAGTTCACGGGTTCGGCGTCGGCGGTGAAGTGTGGATTGTTGATCGGTTCGACATTCGGAAATCAAAACGACTTGATGAGGATGGTCACCCGATGGCCGTCAACCCAGCAGCATACCCCGAAGACTGGTTGCTGCTGATCCCGATGATGCAGAAAACCTACCCCCTGGCAGATAAGAGTGGGCGTCGAATGATGATCAAACTCACAGCATGCGATTCTGGCGGTGCAGCAAACACTAAAGATAAGACTACGCAAGAGGGTAGCATTGCGGCAGTCGGTGGTGTTACTGCAAATGCTTACAACTTTTACCGCTACTTACGGAACAACCCTGATGGTGAGCATGACGCAAACTTGTTCCGCAGGTTCCAGCTTGTGAAGGGGGACAGTAGCAATTCGGCCCCGCGTGTCTCACTGCGCTACCCGGATTCCGAACGCAAGGATCGTCACGCTGGCGCACGTGGCGAAATTCCAGTGCTGTTTATCAATGGCACAATCCTGAAGGATATGGTTTCGGCTAAACTAGACAGGTCGGACAAAGCTGGATCGGCTGTAAATTTCCCGGATTGGTTGCCCGATACGTTCTACGCCGAACTGACTGCTGAGGTCCGCACAAACAAAGGCTGGGAAAACCCAAGGAAGCTACGCAATGAGTCCCTGGACTTGCTGTGCTATGCTCTAGCCTTGACGCTCACTCATCACATCAATATTGAGCGCCTAGACTGGGACAACCCCCCAAGCTGGGCTGCTGAGTGGGATAATAACGATTTAGTTCTGGTTGACGATTCAACCAACAGGTTTGCATCGAAACCAAAAGTTGAATATGATTTACGCGCCCTTGCATCAAAACTTGCATGAAATGACAATATGCCAACACCATCTGAAATCGTAATACTGCAACAGCAACTGCAACAGGCTGCAGCTGCCTACCACAATTTAATGCTGGGTACTCAAGCACGGGTAATTGTTGATCAGAACGGCGAGCGGGCTGAATTTACTCCCGCCAATGCTGGCCGTTTGATGGCCTATATCCAATCCCTAAAACTGCAACTCGGCCTTGTTTCAAATCCCGGCCCTATGCGCGTGTGGATGTAATCATGGCACTCGATACTGACGCAATTGACCTGCTGGGAGATGCTGCCCAGCCCCAAGCTATCGGTGGCGCGTTTGAGGGCGCAAGCCGGTATGACCGTGACCTGGCGATGTGGGCACCCGCTTTGCGCTCTGCCGACTTAGACATCTTGCCCGAAAAAGGCCGGATGGAAGCCCGTACCCGCGATATTGCCCGGAATGACGCCTATGTTCAGTCTGGGACTGACATCAATCGCGACGGCATCATTGGTGGTGCCTACCTGCTGAACGCAAAGCCCGCATTCAAAATTCTCGGATTGGATAGTGAGTGGGCCGAAGCATTCTCAGAAGAAGTCGAGGAAAAATTCACGCTTTATGCGGAGTCGCCGTCAAATTGGATTGACGCCAGCCGCATGAATACGCTCACCGAATTGCTGCGCTTGGCGATTGGAGTCCACACCATTTCCGGTGAAATCCTCGCCACTGCAGAATGGATGCGTGAGACAAACCGCTCATACGCAACCGCAATCCAAATGGTTGATCTTGACCGCCTGAGTAACCCGAACGGGCAGGCCGACGATCAGTTTATGCGCGGTGGCATTGAGCGTAACAAATTCGGTGCGCCGGTTGCTGCCCATATCCAAATGGCGCACCCAAGTGATTACACCGCTGGCGCAGATTCCTACACGTGGAAGCGTGTCCCAATGACGAAGCCTTGGGGCCGTCAGCAGGTGATCCACATTTTTGAACAGAATCGCCCGGATCAAAGCCGTGGGATCAGCTCAATGGTGGCCGCTCTCAAGGAAATGAAAATCACGAAAAAGTTCCGTGACGTTACGTTGCAGAACGCCGTGGTCAACGCGACTTATGCCGCCAGTATCGAATCTGATTTGCCGCCTGAAGTGGCTATGGCGGCTATGGGTGGTGGGCAGGTTGACCCCCGCGCCATCACGAATTACGCGGCGTCATACCTGGGGGCTGTATCCGAATACTCAGGCAACAGCCGGAACATGCACATTGACGGGGTAAAAATCCCCCACTTCTTTCCTGGAACACGCTTGCAACTTCGCCCCGCTGGCACTCCTGGCGGTGTAGGTACTGAATTTGAAACATCACTCTTGCGCTACATCGCGGCGTCCCTTGGTGTGTCATATGAAGAGCTGAGCCGGGATTTTTCCAAGACGAATTACTCTAGCGCCCGCGCTGCGATGAATAATACTTGGAAGCACCTATCTGCCAAAAAGAAAGTGGTTGCCGATAAAATGGCATCACTGGCTTACCGGCTTTGGCTGGAAGAGGCTTTGAATAAGGGCACGATTAAATCCGCCCCGAAGAACGCCGTTGACCTTTGGTACGCCTCACCCGAAAACGCTGATGCCCTGGCACGCTGCGAATGGCTTGGCGCAAACCGTGGTCAGATTGACGAACTCAAAGAGACGCAAGCCGCCGTTCTGCGCCTCAAGTACAATCTAAGCACCAAAGAAGACGAATTGGGACGCCTTGGGAAAGATTGGCGCAAAGTCGCACTGCAACGTCAGCGCGAAAACAGATTAGATGCAGAATACGGCTTGGTGAATGAGGAATCAAACGCCATAAATGCTGCATCTGGGGCTGTGCAAGAGCGCAGTGCCAAGGGTACAAAGAATGACGGAACAAGCGGAAATTAAAAATGAGTGATCCACTTTTGGCCCGGTTTTCGGGCGTACCAGTAATTGCATGCCAAGACCACGCTGAATTATTCTCGGCGTCTCTGCAGGGTGCGGTTGCGCATATTGATTACCCCAAGCTGCAGGCAAATCAGGCTTGCGGGGATGATGATTTCTGGCCCACCGATGAGGACGATTACATGTCCCGCTTCCGCCCGTATGTGGTGAAAGATGGCATCCTGGTTATCCCGGTGAAGGGCGCTCTGATCCACAATTTCGGCTACACGTTTTACGGGTATGTGACGGGCTACGAATACATCAAGCGGGCGTTTGAGCGCGGCATGGCCGATTACAACGTCCGAGGTATTGCCCTTGATGTCGAAAGCCCTGGCGGCGAGGTTGCCGGGAATTTCGATCTTGTTGACCTGATGTATTCCTACCGTGGGCAGAAGCCGATTGCCGGGTTTGCCAATGAGTATGCTTACTCTGCCGCCTATAGCATCCTGTCTGTCGCCGACAAAATCTATGTCAGCAGGACGGGCGGCGTCGGCAGTATCGGGGTTGTAACCTCACATTGCGATGCAAGTAAGGCTATGGAACAGCGCGGGCTTGCAATCACCTTTGTTTTCGCAGGAAAGCACAAGGTTGACGGCAATCAGTATGAGCCCCTTGCACCAGGGGTTAAGAGCCGGATTCAAAGCCGCATTGATGCGTTGTACAATATATTCGTCTCAATCGTCGCACGTAACCGTGGGATAGATGAGAAAGCCGTTCGGGATACGGAGGCGTTGACCTACACGGCTGACGAATCAATTTCCGTGGGGTTGGCGGATGCTGTCGCATCTTATGACAGTGCTATGATTGAGTTTTCAACCGAAGTTAAAAAGTCGAAAGGACTTGAAATGAGTAGTAATAAACCCGCTGAGCCAGCAGCAGAATCCTTCTCTAAGGGTGATGTTGACGCGGCTCGTTCTGCCGGTCAGGCCGCTGGTGCCACCGCCGAACGCGAGCGCATCAAGGGTATTTGCGGCTCCGATGCTGGCAAAACCCGTGCTGCAACCGCTTTCCACCTTGCGATGAATACCAACCTGTCGGTTGAAGAAGCCGCTGGAATTCTGGCTATCATGCCCGAAGAAAAGCCTGCTGCGTCTGCCGCTGGTAACGGTGCATTCGCCGCTGCAATGGCAAAGGGCAATCCTGAAGTCGGTTCTGGTGCAAGCGCCAAGTCCGATGCGCCTGAAGCATCAACGTCTGCCAGCATCCTGGCCGATTTCCGCGCCGCTGGTGGCGCTTCCAAGAAGTAATCGAGGGTTCCGAAAATGAACATTTCTTTTGATGATGTGGGTTTGGCATCTGTTGCCGTTGACTCATATACGGTTGTCCAGTTTGTAACTGGCGACACCCCTCCCGCTGTGACGACTCCCGAAGTCGCTGCAGTTGCCCTGGCCGCTCGCACCGTGGTCGCCCGCGATGGCGCAGGTCTGCTGATCGCAGCTTCTGTCACCGCTGGCGTTTCTAATGCGATTGGCTTCACTTCGGTGGCTGTCGATCCCGCTGTCGGCACTGGCAAAGTGAGCGTGGTCCGCGCTGGGACGTATAATCCTGCAGCATTGGTGTGGGACGCGTCTTTCACGACTGATGCACTCAAGCGTACCGCGTTTGAGCCAAAGGGCGTGCAGATTTTCATGCGCAAGCCCTTGTTCTAAACCCTTGAAAATTAGGAGTATTCAAAATGACGATTGTTCACCAGCTCTATGACACTGCCACCCTGCTTGGCGTGTACAAAGAGATGCCCGAAGCCAGCAACTATTGGCTCACTCTGCTGTTTCCCACAGCAGTCACGTTTGACAGCGAATTCATTGATTTTGAAAAGCTGTCAAAGGGCCGCAAGTTGGCCCCGTTCGTGGCACCGACTGCGCAGGGTCGGCCCATCTATTCTGAAGGCTCAAATGTTACGCGATTCAAACCCGCTTACATCAAGCCCAAGGATGCTGTGAGCCCCTCCCGCGTGTTCAAACGCCTGCCCGGCCAGATGCTTGACCCTACCGCTGGTAGCCCCCTTGCGCGTTACAACGCAATCGTGGCTGACATCCTGGCCGAACATCGCTCTGCCATCGAACGTCGCTGGGAATGGCTCGCCGCTCAAGCCGCGATCAATGGCACTGTGACAATCGAAGACGAAGACTCCCCTGCCCGTGTCGTCGATTTCCAGCGCGATAGCGGCCACACGGTTGTGCTGTCTGGAACGGCCCGCTGGGGTCAGTCGGCATGCGACATTATGGGGAACATCGAAGCCTGGCGCACCAAGGTTCGTCTGGCCAAGTTTGGTGGTCCTACCAACCGCCTGACCGTCTCCCCAGACGTGTGGGACATCATGCGCAAAGATGCAGGCGTGCTGAAGCAGTTGGACACCACTCTGCGCGGATCGACCGCCAACCTGAACACGGGTGTGCGTGAAGGTGATCTGGTTGAATACGTGGGCATGCTTTCGGGCACCCTGGCCGTGTACGTGTACAGCGACTACTACGAACTGCCTAACGGCACCGCAGTGCCGTACATGCCCGCTGGCACGGTTGTTCTGTCTGGCCCCAATGTGCAGGGTGTTCGCGCTTTCGGTGCAATCGTTGATAAGAAAGCCAATTTTGCGGCTGTCAGCGTGTTCCCGAAAATGTGGGAACAGGAAGACCCTTCTGCCACGTTCGTGATGTCGCAGTCTGCACCTCTGATGGTGCCTGTGAATCCGAACAACACGCTGAAAGCCTCAGTCCTGTAATCGCAGACTGAGTTAGAATCAAAGCCCCTGAATCCGGTAATCGGACCAGGGGCTTTTTAACGTCAAAGGAATTTACAAAATGGCACTCGTCAAAGCGCTTTGCACCGTCATCAAACCCGGCAAATCCGGGAAACTCGACACCATCAACCCCGGCGAAGAGTTCGAGTCGTTTGAAGCCGAACTGGCTGATCTGATCAAGCTCAATGCCGTAACGGTGTTGTCGGAAGACTCACCCGAACCTGTTGCTACGAAACGCGGACGGCCAGCCAAGGTTGACGCCGATCTGGTCCAAGAGCCCCTGGTGTAATCATGGGCTGGCGTGATCAAAAGCGCGTGGCACGAAATGCCGTGCATGACACGATGGCGCTGCCGTGCTGGCATATCCCGTTCTCGCCAGCCCCGCCCGCATTAAAACGTGGGCGGCTGCACACCATTCGGGTGACACCGAAAAATTCAGCTATCGGCGATCTGGACAGCCAAGGCTACGCGCAAATCGAAACCGACCAGCTAAGGTTAGTGTTTATGCGCGCCGAAGTTGACCCGAAGCGGAATGATGTTTTCATTTTTGCCCAGGATGAGGCGTATCGGGTTCAACCTGAGCGTCCTTTCGATGATCAGACGGTCACCGTGAAGGTCGTGAAACTGGACCAATCTGATCTGGTGCAGTTGCTGGCCACGATTGTCCCAGCTTTAGAGTTCTTCCCGATATGAACGATTATGAATTTGAAATTGGGAACCCTGATGCCGGTGGTGTTGGGAAGCTGATCAGTATTGGCGGCTCGGGCGGGTCAGCTAAAGATGCTGTCGATAAGTGGATTTCGATGGCTCTGAACAAAGCCGCTGACCGGGCTAGAACGCTCGCCGCTCGCCAAATTGCCGCCGAAGTGAACCTGGCACCATCCTACATCAACGACAAACTTAAGGTCACCCAGCGGGCGACGAAAACAAACCCTGAAGCCCACATCAAGGGGAGCTATCGGCCAACGTCATTGGCTCGATATGCAACCTCGAAAGACGTTGAGCGATCCCGTAAATCGGGAGGGGTGTCGGTTCAGGTTCAACCTGGAAGCGCAAAATTCATAAAAGGGGCATTCCTTATCCCGTTAAAATCTGGGCAAGGCCCGGACGCCGGGATGGGGAATATCGGCTTGGCGATTAGACTCAAGCCGGGCAGCGCGGTGAAAAATAAAAAGAAGTACATGGCGAAGTTGGCGGGCGACCTATACCTGCTTTACGGCCCATCTGTGCAGCAGACTTTCATCAACAACGCCGGTTCTGGGGCCGGTCAAGATATAAGCCAACGGGCGCTTGATATACTTGCCGAAGAATTCTTACGACTATCCGCACTGGAACTGTAATGACATACGACAAACCTTTCAAATTGCGCGTAATGCATGCGCTAACCGACGCACTCAAGCAAATCACTCCGGCAAACGGTTACAAGCACGATCTTTCTGCCAGTGTTTTCCGTGGCAGAAAGTTGTTTGGGGAGGACGACCCTATACCAATGGTGTCGATCCTTGAAGCTGAGTTGCCTGTCGCAACATCTGCCCCTGGCCGGGATAGCGGGTTGCAAAAGGGTTCCTGGCCGTTGCTAATTCAGGGGTTTACTCACGATGACCATGTGAATCCGACTGATCCGGCATACCTTTTGATGGCGGATGTGCAGCAACGACTCGCCGGGCTTCGCAGGCCAGCACGGGGCAGTGCTATACTCGACATGCAGGGACGGGTCACGGAAATAAAGATTGGGCAGGGCATCGTTCGACCCCCCGATAATGGCGAGTCAGACAAGGCATATTTTTGGCTGACGTTAACGCTTGACCTTGCCGAAAACCTCGAAACGCCATACGAATGATGGCTGGCGTTTCAACCTGCAGATGAAATTTCAACTTTTAGGAGTCATGCATGTCGGACAATAATTACACCCTTGGGCGTGGTGAGCTTTTCTTCGGGAAGTTCAAGACGGGAACCCAAGCCTCCGTTGGCGAATATTACTTTGGTGACACCAAGGAACTGTCGCTGACGACTTCAAGCGAAACCTTGGACCATTTTTCCAGTGATTATGGAATGAAGGAGAAGGACGCGACGGTAACGCTGCAGACTACCCGCTCTGGTGCATTCAAGACGGAATCGATCAAGCCTGAAAACCTGTCGTTTTTCTTCTTGGGGACCAAGGAAATCGTTGCAACGGTGGCTGCTGCTTCCCAAACTTCGATTATCGCGCCAGCCGACGTTGTGCAGGGTTACACCTACCAGCTGGGTGTTTCCGCCGCCAATCCCTCGGGCATCAACAAGGTGGATACTGTCGTTGTCAAAAACACGATCACCCCTACCACGATTTATGCTTTGAATGTGGATTACTCTGTTGATCCCGGTACTGGCCGCGTCACGGTGCTTGAGGGTGGGGCCATCACGGACGGCACTGGTATCACGATTGGATTCGGAATCGCTGCCAGTTCCCGTAGTCGCATCATTTCGGGCAATCAGGTGATTGAAGGCGCTCTGCGCTACATTTCACACAATGCCCAGGGTGAGCAGCGCAACTATTTCATGCCCCGCGTCAAGATTACCCCGGATGGCGATTTCGCACTCAAGGGGGATACCTGGCAGGAACTCGGATTCAAGATTGAAATCTTGAAGAAGACTGGCCTGGAAGCCATTTATTGCGATGGCGCTCCTTACACCCCTTAACCTGATCGGACGGACAAATGAGTAAATTTTTTGTCCCGTCCCTGACGCTTGAAGTCCCTGGTACGGACTTCAAGCTTAAGGTTCGCGGGTTATCCTTTAATCACATGGTTGCGTTGGTTGCTGATCATAAGGCTCTGCTGATTGATCTGTATAAGCAGCTCACCGAAAAACAGACTTTCTCGGACGGCGATATTGGATCGCTTATGAGTGAGCTGATTTGCGAGGCACCCGGATTGGTGGCTCATGCGATTGCCCTGTCTGCGGGCATGCCTGATGAGAAGAAAGAGTTTGAAGACCTTCCGTTTACCGTGCAGCTTGAAGCTCTTGAAGCCATTTTTACCCTGACTTTCGGGCGGGCAGGTGGCGGAAAAAAATTCGTGGAAATGGCAACCAGGATAGCAAACAGCCTGACGGCTCAGGTGAAGAACCTGACGAAAGCCTAAACGGTTGGATGTGGGCGTTCCGGCGCAAGATTAGCTTGCTGCTGGAACACGGCCATCCCGAAGCCCGCGACTATCCTGCGGGTATGGTTACAGATGAGGTTGAATTGATTGTTGATAGAATCAATCAATCGACGGTGACAAATACCGTTTTAATGCAGCTCGCCGTTGGCTCAATTCTGTCGAAAGAAGCCGGTGCTGCACTTTCCAAAGTGATCAAGGGTTTGCAGGATGGCCAATAATCGTGACGTAACGCTCGTAGTCCGGGCAAAAGACCAAGCCAGCAAGGAGCTGGGTAATGTCAACAGCGCCCTGAAAAAGCTGGCAGAGGCTCAAACCGCCGCTGCCGCTAGTTCGGGGTCCGCCGCTGGGACAATGGGCAAACTTGCGGCTGAGTCTAAAAAGCTCGCCGCTGAAGTTGAGGGGCTCGCATCCCTGCAAAAGGTGGCCGGTCAAATCGACAAAGCCGCCGCCGCTGTAACTCGCCTTGAGGCTGGTGTTGCGAAATCACGCGAAGAACTCCAGCGGCTATCTGGCACACAAGCTGACGCGGCATCAAAGGTCGCGCAGCTTACCACAACTGCAGGGCAGGCTACCGCCGCGCTCAATGCTCAGAAAGCCGCTGTTGCCGCTGCAAAGCTGGAGCAGAAAGCCGCTGGTGAGGAAGTAGCGAAAGCCTCTGAGCGTTACCGCACGTTGATGGCGGCTGTGAAGGCCGCGAAAAACCCGTCTGATGAGCTGAAGCAAAGTCTTAGGGATCAGCGTGACGCGCTTGTTGCACTGACGATCAAACAGGAACAGTCTGTTGCGGCTACTCAAACCGCTGTTGCCCAGCAAAAAGCGCTGGCTACTGCCGCGACAGCACTCGGATCAAGCCTTAAAACTGCACGTGACGCTGAAGCCGGGCTTACGTCTGATGTTGACAAAGCCGCTGGCGCATTGGCCCGGCAAAAGGCTGACCTGGCAGGATCGACGGCGAACCTGGGTACGATGCAGGCCGGGGCTAATGCCGCTGCTGCCGGGTTGCGTCAAACCACAATGGCGGAAAACGAACTCGCCGCCGCTGCAAAGAAAGCCGCTGAAGACCTTGCCCGCGTGAACGCGGCTTTGGCTCGCCAATCCCAGCCCAGCGCCCCAGGTGCCCGCCCCATCACCAATGGTGGGCCTGCTATTGGAACAGCCCCGGCATCCCCATCCTCCCCTTCTGCCGACTCTGCAAACGCATACCGCGCCCAGGTCAAGGCGATTAGCGACACTGGAGCGGCATACGCTGCTGCCCGTGCTGAGGCGTCACGTCTCGGGGCTGAAATGGCCCGCACGGCTGCGCCAACCCGCGAACTGGAAACCTCATTCCAACTTGCCAAGGCCGCATCCGCTGCAGCAAAGGCCGAATGGCTCGCCGCTGGTCAAGCACTAAGCAACACCCGCAACGCCATGTTGGCAGCGGCAGAAGCTGCCCGGAAAAAGGCTGAAGCGGATCGTGTCGCCGCCGCTGCCGCCGCTGCAGAAGCTGCTGCCGTTGCTGAGGCTAAGGCGAAAAAGCTGGCAGAGGCCGAAGCCTCAAAAGCCGCTGCAGAAGCCAAAAGGGCGGAAGCGAAAGCCCGCAAAGAAGCTGCCGCCGCATTACGGGCTGAGGAAGCCGGTCGCCGGGCAACCCTTGATGTTGGTCAGCGCATGATCAGCCAAGTCCGGGCGATGGTTACGGCCTACGTTGGTCTGGGGCAGGCTATTGCCCAAATCGGGAAGGTTATTGCCGCCTACCAACAAATCGAAGCTGCCCAATCCCGGATTAATGTCGCCACTGGTGCGGATTCTGGTAAGACCGCGCAAGAGTTGGATTTTATTCGACGTAATGCTGACCGGCTTGGTATTTCCTACGGCACACTCGCCAGTGAGTACGGTAAATTTCTAATCGCTACCAAGGGCACCAACCTTGAGGGTGCAAAGTCCAGGCAGTTATTTATTGCGATTTCTGAGGCTGGCCGGGTAAATAAGCTGACGACTGAACAAATGACCGGGGCATACCTGGCATTTACTCAGATGATCAGTAAATCCAAAATTATGAGTGAAGAGCTGAAAGGGCAGCTCGCGGAGCGACTTCCGGGCGCGATGAGATTATTTGCTGATGCGATTGGGATTAGCGTCAGCGAACTGGAAAAGCAACTCCAGAAGGGGTTATCTGCTGACGTTCTGGATAAAGTTGCTGTCCAGTTGCAGAAAACCTACGGCCCAGCGTTGGCCGCGTCTTTGCTTACAACGACTACGGCGATGGGCCAGTTTGAAAACGCCGTTCTGCAGAGCCGCGTGGCGTTTGCTGAGGGTGGGTTTATTGAACCATTCACTCAAGCCCTGCGCTCAATGACGGAATACCTGAATAGCCCAGAGGGTGTTCAGGGTATGGTCAGCTTGGGCAAGGCCGCTGGTGGTGTCGTGACGGCATTGGTGGCTGTTGCTGAACAGTTCAGGTACATCGCAGTTGCGGCTTCCACTTTTGCAGGTATGAAAATCGGGGTATATATTACCCAGGCATTTGTTGCAGTTCGGACTGCCATAATCGCCGCTGCAGCAACTTTGGCCACGTTCGGTGCCGCCGCTCAGGGCGCAGCTGTCGCTGTCAGCGCTATGACCGGGGGATTATCAATCGTACTCGGATTGGCTGCAGCAGGGTTGGCATATTGGGCAACATCGACTGACGACGCCACAAAAGCAATGGTCGAACATAAGCAGATCGTTGACCAAGTTAAAAATGCATACGACGCAGCCGGTGGTAAAACAGAAGAGTTTAAGAAAGCAATTTCAGGAATCACAACTGGAGACGTTGAAGCCAATTTAACTGAACTCAGGAAAGTTGCCGTCGAAAAGTTTTCTGACATGAGCGAGGCGGCGTCCACTTTTAAGGGGAAGCTTGATAAACTCGCCCAGAGAAACCCTGCACTTACTGGAAATATAAATGACCTGAAAGCATCTGCTGACGAATTGCAGGCGGGCTCGCTTAGCGTAGAACAATTCCGGGTTCGCGTCGATAATGCCGCACGGGCGATGGGTAACCCTGCCATCCGCAAGTGGGGTAATGAGGTTGCTGCCGCCGCAAAGGAAAGCAACGGGGCATCAAAGTCAGTCGGCGAAATGAAGCTGGTGCTTGATGCTGTCAGCGGGTCTGCGGACGTTGCTGCAACAGCCCTTGCAAAACTAAATGGCACTGTTGGGGACAATGGGGCGAAGTTTAAAGAGTCTGCCGCTGCTGCCGAAAAGTATGCCAAGGCGATTGACGACATCAAAAGCAATGTCCCTGCGCTGAAGGCTGAATCAGACCGTGATAAAAAGCTCAGGGAGCTTGAAGACACGGCCAAGCAGCTTGAGATTGACGCAAAAGTTGGTGGTAAGCCGTTCGGCGAAGCTGAAAAGAAGCTGATCGAACAAGCCAAACAGGCCGTGCTTGACCAGTACAGCGCAACCCAGATTACCAATCTGCCGGGTGTAACCCCCGGTTACTACAGCCGCGTTATTCAAAATGAAAGCGGCGGGAACACATCTGCTAAAGCCCCTGGGAAAGGCATGACAGCTTCCGGGCTGGCAGGGTTCACGGATGGCACGTGGCTGGGGTTGTTTGACAGGGTTTTCCCAGACCTGGCTAACTTGGAAAAGGCCGCGAAGCTTGCCCTCAAGTCAAACGCGGAATCGTCCAAGAAAATGCTGGAAAGGCTGACCAAGGAGAATGAGAGCGACATAATCCGCTACGGTAATGGTGTGCCTGTCAACGATACATCACTTTACGCGATGCATCATTTTGGTGGCGGTCGCGATGGTGGCGGGCTGAAACTCTTACGGGCAGACCCGAATACCCAGGTTAGCGGGCTACTTTCCGACGCGGCAATAAAGGGTAATAAGGGTGTAATTTCATCTGGGGAAATGACTGCTGGCCAGCTCATCGCAAAACTCGCAAAAATGATGGGTGGGGCAGGCGGTCAAGGTGGTGTTTCCACTGTTCAATCGGGCGATCTGACTGACAACGGTAGAACGACTGAGGAAAACGACGCCAACGCCAAGGCGAAACAGCGCGAAAAAGAAAAGCAGGATTACCAGGAAAAATTTGATCTGCAAAAGCAGACCTGGGCAGCTGAAGAAGAAACCCTAACTGCCAAGACCCTCGAAACCCGTGTTGCATTTGAAGTCGAGAAAGAGCGGCTGAAGCAGCAGGCTATCGGGTTGACGATGAGCAAGGAAGACCTGGAGGTTGTTCGCCAGCATGCTGAATTGTCACTGAAGAAAAAATATGACGACGCTGCTGCTGCTGCTGCAACTGCCGCTGCCGCTGAAGTGACGAAAAAACAGAACGCGATGAATAAAGATTTGTCGCATCTGAAAGACTTGCGGGGTGACCTTAACGCCCTCAAGGAAATCGCTCAGAACAACGGTGATATGGCTGGCGTAGCTGAAATTGACGGCAAACTTGTTGCGCTTGATGCTCGGTTCAAAGAGGTTATCGCCACTGCCCGCGAATACTGGAAAGCTGTCGGCGGGGATGAGGCCGATAAGCGTCTGGCAGAATTGGATTTGGTCGATGCCTCACTTGCAAAGCAGAAAAACAAGTTTGACGACAAAGCCTCCGAAATCAATTCGTCATTTATGTCGTCGGTTTCGGGCGCGTTTAATACACTGGCAGAATCCCTGGCCAATGGCGAAAACGCTCTTGAGTCATTCGGTAATTTCTTCAGAAAAATCGCTTCCGATTTCTTGATGCAAATTGCCCAGATGATCCTGAAACAGGCTCTGCTGAATGCTATGACGGCGGCTTTCGGCGCACCTAATCCAAACGGATCGGGTAGCCTTGGGGGTATCATCATGTCTGCAGTTGGGGGTGCCCTTGGTGGCGGCTCCGGCACAACTGCCGTGTTGCACGACGGTGGTATTGCTGGGTCAGCTGGTGGTGTTAGCCGGGGTGGCGTAAGCAACAGCATTTTTGCAAGTGCAAGACGGTTCCACTCAGGGGGTTTGCCCGGCTTAGACAGCACTGAAGTCCCTGCAATCCTGCAAAAAGGGGAAGAGGTTCTTACCAGGAATGATCCCCGCAATATCCTGAACGGCGGCGGCGCTGGTGGGATGGGCGGCGGCGCTTCTCCCGCAAATGTTAAGATCGTGAATACGTTCGATGCGGGTAGTTTCGTGTCCGAGGGCTTGAACAGCGCTGTCGGCGAACAGTCGTTCCTCAATTTTGTCCGGGCGAATTCAGGTAGTGTGCGCTCAGCGCTTGGTGTTTAAAAGGTTTATATGGCTTATCTAACTGGAACGGCGACGAATGCCGCCGATCTTTGGACGAAATTACTGGCATTCCTGACCACGAATACCGCACTTGTGGCGGCAGGTCAGGCTTGGCAGACGGTTTGGACGGCACCCGGTGGTGCCCCCAATTCGACTGACGTGATGCTCAAAGGGCCGGGGCTGGCGGGCGGCGATGCGGTTTATGTGGGACTGCGCAGGACTGATAACACTCTGACGCTGAACGAAAGCCTCATTTGGCTGTCCGGTGCCACGGGTTACAGCTCATCTGCAACCCAGTTTAACGGGCACGTGAATAGCCTCGGCAACACCCCGGCGATGTTTATCGACAACGCGGCTATGACGTACTGGTTTGTCGCTAACGGTCGCAGGTTCGTTGTCGTGACGAAAATGTCAACCGTGTATAACGCCATGTACGCGGGGCTCTATCACCCGTATGCCGTGCCTTCTGAATATCCATATCCGTTGTTTATCGGAGGATCGCGTGGGTTCAGTGCGCTAGGCGGCTCATTCCCGGTTCCGACTACATGGCGGGCGGCTCAGAGCCTGCAGTATTCGGCATTCCCCTATGCGCAGGGTAATTATTTCTCAGCCTCAAGCTGGTCAGACACGCAGGCGCTGTTCCTCGCACCAGATGCAACCTGGATGGGGGTCACATCAAGCGCAAGCCCGAGTTTTGCTGCCGGTATCATGCCAACCGCGTATCTCGCGCCACGGGCTGTTCCGGGGGCGATGGGATCAACGGTGATCGGTGATACCAACGTGCTTGTTCCAGAAGTCGGAAATTCGGCGAATGGCCCGAATTTCGGCACTCAAACTGTACTCGGGCGCACGATTCCCGGACTGGACAGCGAATACCCGCTCACGAATTTGACGATCATGGGCTGGACAGCTGGCACATCACTGAATCCTGTAACATACGGGGCGCTAGATGGTGTTTACGGGGCGTCGGTTGTCGGCGCATCTGCTGAGACTGTCGTAACAATCGGCGGCGTCAACCACATGATTTTCCAGAATATCCAACGCACTTCCAGCACCGATTATTGGGCATTAGCCCTGGAGTAACACTGTGTCATATCAAGTTTCTACGATTACCGCGATTGCGGAAATTCCAGCATTGTTTGCTGCATTTGCCCTGGCGAACGGGTTCACTGTCAACAACACCGTAACGACTGCCCCCACTGTCAAGCACCCCACTCAATCCGACGCCGAAGCATTTAAGCTCACCACGGGCATTTCGGGGCTGAACCATGACGTAACCCTGTCGTCTGTGAGCGCCGTTGCAACGTCAACTGCAATCACCCGATCCCCGATCCTTAGATCAAGTGGGACTGTTGACGCGGTTGTATTGCCGACAAAGCTACATCTCATTGGTGGGCAACTGCCAAAACCGTTTATCGCTGGTGTGATCGAGTACGGTTACAACCTGTATCGTCATTTTTATTACGGCTATGCTGAGCAGCTTTCGACATACGGCGGTGGCGAAATAATTACGGGAAGTCTGCAGGGCACATCAACGACCTACACGTCCTACCCGATGCATTTCAATAACGCGGCCCAGCGGGCATTCCCATTCGGGGCATTGTGTCTTCACGCTGCCCCAGGTTTTAACGGTGGTATGAGATTGGTGCATGCTCAAAACGCCGTCACGTGGCGCACGTTCAAGCATAACCGCACGATGACAGCCGGTAATATCGACACCACGTTTGCAACTGACGGCGCTAATATCGTGCTTGGCGGGCTTGGTGATTCTGTGAATTCGGGCTTCCCGCTTGCCGGAAAATCAGCATTCTCGGGTGCAAATATCCTGTCCCCGATCAATCTGTATATCGGAAAACGGGTTTCGTCTGTCCAGTATTTTCAGGCCATTGGTCGGCCATCCGGGGTGCGCCTGGTCAACATGGAAGACCTTGAACCAGGGGCTCAGATAACAATCGGCTCTAGTGTTTGGCGAGTATTCCCGATCTTTGCAAAAAACTCGGACATGTATCTGCGCACAATTGCCACTTCCGGCAATGCGTATCCGACCTATAACACTAGCTGGTTTTACGGCCATGCTTATCTGGTAACTCCATAATGCCAACCGGCGTAATTCTCCAAGGGTACGAACCCGTATGGTTCGCGTTGCCGGAACTCGGATCGTCCAGCCCCAATGGTATTGCTGCACACGCAACGCGGGGGCTATACGAACCCGGCACGTCGATTGTTGCAGGATCATACGTCGATAACCGTCCGACCGCCGTGGCGGGGGCTGTGAATGTCGGGGGGGCCATTGTCCCAGGGTTCAAAGAGGATTTCTACAACCGCATTTACGTGATTCCAACGACCATTGATCTTGGGGCTGTGAGCGGCGCGGTTGTCAGGGGTGTGACAATCTGGAACGCCCATTTGCGCTATAACGCTAATCTTGTCGGCGTGACTGTCGGCAATGCGAGTGGGACATATTTATCGTCCGGTGCAACGACAAACGTATTCAAGCCGCTCAGGCTGGAAACTTACGCGATTACGGCAAATGCCGATGGCCCGCCCACGATTGACGCCCTATACAGCTTTAACTTCAGCGTTAACAGCGTGTACTCAAGCTATGGGGTTACCGTGACCGGGAATCGGGCGAAATCATTGCCGTTCCAGCCAAACTGGAGTGCTGGCTACAAAATCAACTATGACTATGCCACTGAAATTATCACATCTAGGTCTGGCCGTGAGCAGAGGATTGCCCAGCGGATTACCCCCCGGAAATCCATCGAATTCAAAATCATGGCAACGGGCGGCGAGGCAACGCGCTTTCGTCAAATCCTGCAATCCTGGCAACATCGCCCGTTCGTTTTGCCCGAAGTTACGCGCCGTATTGATACGACAGCCCCGGTCTTGGCTGGCGCAACATCAATAGTTATCCCGGCTGCAGTCGAGTGGATCAGGCCGAAACAACCCGTGTTGGTCGGTGTGAATCAAGACATAAACGAAGTTGTTTCAGTAACGCCAACGGGTGTTGGTACGACGCAAACCGTTGTTCTGAAAACGGCTGTCACGTTCGCTTACCCCGATGGTCTGAGCATCTGGTACGCGGTTTCCGGCTATTTCCAAGCCGCGCAAAATGTCCAGATGCACACCAGTGCAACCCTGGAAGCCTCAATTAAATTCGGCGTTACCGTGGCATCCGAGGATTACCTATCGCCCGGTGAAGCGCCAACCATGTTCAACGGGCGTGAGGTTTTCACGAAAACGCCAAACTGGTCTTCGCCGATTGACAGCGTATTCAACAGGAATGTTGAAGAACTGGATTACGCCCGTGGGATAACAACCCGGTTCAATCCCCAGGTTTTCGGCACTGAAACCAAACAGCTGACATTCTTAGCCCGAACCTCAGAAGAAGCCGACGAAGCGCGCCGTTTCTACGACCGCCAACGCGGTCGGCAGGGTGAGTTTTACATGTCAACCGGCCTACCCGATATTGTGCTGCAAAGTGCCACGGTACAGGCGTCCTATGGATTACGGATTGCCGGGCGTGAGTTTTTCGACACCTACACCGACAGCACGGTTTTCAAAGCTGTCTGCATTCGCCTGGTCACGGGTGAGACGATTTACAATAAGGTTTTGTCGGTTGATCTGGTTGTCGGCGATACTGGTTTTGACTCACTGATCACGTGCGAAGAAATGTTTTTCGTAAACATTGAGCCGGAAAACGTGATTATGATTTCGTGGATGCCAGTATGCAGGCTAGGCTCTGACAGCATGACCATTGAATACCTTACCCGGACTGTTGCACAGTTCCAACTTTCTATCCAAACTCTTGAGGACTGGCCTGTATGACATTTTCGTTTTTTGAAACAAGCATGGCGAAAGGTCTTCCGCTTAACCTATATTTTTTCAAGACTGGCACGGGTGCTGCAGATTATCTGGCGTACACGGATGGCGAGCGCGAAATCACGGTTGCCGGGATTACCTACACGCCCCAGCAGATTGCCCGTGGAAAAATTGCGTCATCCGGCTCACTTGATAAAGCCAACCTCGATATTCGCATGCCTCGGACAAACCCGCTGGTTGAACTGTTCCGGGTCTATCCACCGAACTACGTTGTGACGCTGGTTGTGAGCCAAGGGCATTACGGTGATCCCGATAATCAGTTTATGGCGATCTGGTCTGGCCGGATTCTGACGTTCGACATCCAGGTCAACGAAGCCGCATTCGGTTGTGAGCCGGTTGGAACGTCGATCAAGCGCCCAGGTCTTCGCCGCAATTACCAATATGGCTGTCCGCATGCCCTGTACGGCGATCAGTGCCGGGCTACGAAAACCGCTCATCCCGCTACTGTCTTAGCAATAGACAATGCCGTAATCACAGTGCCCGAGGGGTGGTTTGGCGGTGTTCCAGCTGCAAAATATCTGAGCGGGCTAGTCGAGTGGTCACCGCCATCCGGCCCAGGAGCAGCACGTACAATCCTGCGAATTGACGGCAACATGATCAGCATAGCCGGGTCAACCGTTGGGCTGTTTGTGGGTGCCAGCATCAACCTGTTTCCGGGGTGCAATCACCAGATTCAGGACTGTGAGACAATCCACAACAACATCCTAAACTTTGGCGGGTGCCCTTGGATTCCAATTCAGAATCCCGTGGGATCGGCCAATCAATACTATTGAGCGTGAAAAATGCCCGTTTGGCTAATACAATTTGCAATCGCGCTGGCAATGGCTGTCCTCAGCTACCTGCTTGCGCCAAAACCCAAACAGCCCAAACCCGAGGCTGCAAAAGACCTGGAAAATCCGACTGCTGAAGCCGGGTTACCGATCCCCGTTGTGTTCGGGACTGTCACGCTTAAATCCCCGAACTGCCTATGGTACGGGCAAAAAAGCATCAACGAATATAAGGTTGAAGAATGATCATTACTGCCGACGATGTTTTCAAAGCTGGTCACTGCATAATCCCAGGGCTGAGGGATTGGTGCGCCACCAATGACTTGAATTTCAGAACATTCATTCGAGAGGGTTGCCCGGTTGATGTGTTTTTGTCCACTGGCGATGCACTGGCAGAACGTGTTGTCAGATTGAAAATTGAGCGCGAAGGCTTGAATACTGTAACCGGAACGGAACCCGATAATGTCTAAAAGTAAAAAAGGGAAAACCCAAGTAGCCGATTACCACATGAGCATGCACGTGGGGTTATGCTCCAGTGCTGACGCCATCACAAAACTGTATTATGGCGAGAAGGAATTCTTCAGCGGGAACATCACGGCTAATACGGCTTTCCGTGCATCCAATGTTGGGCTGCACGGTGGTCCGAAAAAGGAGGGTGGCATTGACGGGATTATCACGTGTCTCTTTGGCCGAACAGATCAAGTGCTGCCCGACACACTGGCAACCCGGCTCGGGCGTGCCTCAGGTGCAACCTGCCCTGGTTACCGTGGTATCACCAGCCTGTTTTTGACTGACGGCACCAACGGGGGCTCAGCACCGGGGTTTTATTGGGGGTCAAACACGCCCTATCTCAAGCCGCTCTGGGCAACTGTGCAGCGCGCCCCCAAGGGTTTAACCGCTGAAAACGCTATGATTAGTGTTTCGGGCAGGGAAATCAGCGGCCTTGGGCCGAATGGCTGGAGCTATCTGATCAAATACAGCAATGAGCCGGATTACATGGACTCAGTTATCTATAACCAGATGATCAACGATGTCGTTCCCCCTGTGCCGATGTTTACGGGCAGTATGCCATTCGGCAATGGCTCACCCTACGATTTGCCAGCGGGGTTTTCGTCATTCCCGCAAACCGGCTGGGCAGTCGATTCGACCAATGACAGCTCCCTTTATCTGCGCAAAACATTCGACCTTGAGGCCGTCAGCGATGTCACGTTCCGGTTTTACGGCTCAGGATCAAGTGGGCCGTCCGTATTTGTAAATCAAATGGGCGTGGACGTGTCAGTAGTTTGGGAATACGCGGGGGCGCGATACCTGGAATGTACGATACCCGCTGCCAATTTGAGGGCTACCGGGAATATCATTTTTATTTGCGATTGGTATGACGCTGAAGAAGTGTCATCGAACTATCCCGCGCTCTGGTCCTACGCCGCAATGACAACTCCAACATTTTCGGGGTTGAAAGACCAGGCAAATCCTGCCCACATTATTTATGAGTGCCTGACGAATACCGATTGGGGCATGGGTGAGTCCTCAGATTTAATCGACGTTGCAAGTTTTGAGGATTGCGGCGTTGCCCTTGTTACTGAAAAGCTCGGGCTGTCGATGATCTGGACTCGGCAGTCAACAGTCGAGGACTTTATCAACGAAGTGTTGAAACACATCAACGGGATGTTGTTCACAAGCCCGCGCACTGGAAAACACACGCTGCGTCTAATTCGTGGGGACTATTCAACTGTTGGATTACGTGAGGTCAACCCCGATAACGGCACGATCACAAAGTTTTCTCGCCGGGTGTGGGGCGAAACGACTAACGAAATTGTCGTCACATGGACCAATCCCATCACTAGCGCAGAGGAAACCGTCAGTCTGCAAGACCTGGGTAATATCGCAATGCAGGGCGCGATTGTGTCGGCATCCCGGAATTATCATGGCGTCCGCTCTGCGTCACTGGCAATGCAACTTGCCGCCCGTGAGCTGCGCATTGCTGCCAGCCCTGTTTGCACAGTTACCGTCGAGCTTGGGCGGTACGCGTGGGATATTCTGCCAGCCGATGTTGTGTCAGTGACCTGGCCCGAATATGGGATTGACGCTCTCCCCATGCGCGTTGGTGCAGTCGATTACGGGCGTCCGGGTGATTCCAAAATCATCGTCACGCTCACTGAGGATATTTTCTCACTCAGCTCATCACATTATGAGCCGCCCCCATCGTCAAACTGGCAAACAGAAACAACATCGGCAACCCCGGTTATGACATCGCGGGTTTACACGCTGCCAGCGTATGCCGTGGCGTCGAACCTGGACGGCGGGCTGGCGTCATTGCCGTACCCGTCTGCGCTGGCCGGAATACTTGCTGCAGCGCCCTCATCGAATGCCCTGAACTATGAGCTAACAAGCCAATCGACCAACGCGGTCGGTGATCTGGTCTGGTCTGGCCGTGGAACGAAAGGGTTCTGCAGCTACGGGGCGTTGGTTGCACCACTTGCATCTGAGGCTGTCAGCACGGTTAGCGCACTGAGCGGTATTTATCCCTCTGTCGCGTCGTTTGCGTGGATCGGAAACGGTGCTGATGAGGATTGCGAGTTCGTGATTTTTACCGCTGTGGGCGCTACGTTCACGATGCGGAGGGGTGTGTTGGACACAACCCCGAAAGCCTGGCCAGCAGGGACGCCGATTTGGCTTATGCCAGCCGTGTTGCCGTATGACACAACGACATTAGCGGCGTCTGTCACACAGCAATACAAGCTGTTAACAAATACCAGTGGCGGACAGCTGCTTGAGTCTGCAGCGCCCATCATTTCGACAGCGCTCACTGAGCGGCCACATCTGCCAATTCGCCCGGCTAACGTGCAGGCAAACGGCGTTGGTTTTGGTGATGTTGACGCAACAGGGCTAACGATTTTGCCGATAACCTGGGCGACTCGGAACCGGCTCACAGAAGAGGCTATCGTACTGCCGTGGACTGATGGCTCTACCCCTGGCGAAAGCGGCCAAACCGTCAGTTTGAAAATAACCAACGACGCTGGTGTGGCGATTACTGAAATACCAAACTTAGTTGGATCGTCATACGATCTAAATCTGAGTGCATACTATGCTACTGAAACTATCAGAATTAGAGCATATGCTGAGCGCGATGGTATGTTATCGCTGCAAGCGCATGAGTTGCGCGTGATCAACATTGATCCGGGCATGCCGCGTGTAACGAGTTCCGGCGATGTGCGCGTTACCGACACGGGCGCACGGCGGGTTAGCGTTTTGGCATAGCGACGGTTTCAACCAGCGGTTACAATAGCGACCAGTGGTTGAAACTGCCGGGGATCACAGCAGTGGCTAAAAACAAACGGATACGACTGGATTTAGAAATGATTGATCAAAAAGATGGATTAGAGGGGTTCGGGCGATGGTTTGCCGCAAACGGCGCGACGATTTATGCCGTGTGCCTCTCTGTAGGTATTGCAGGTTTGCGCATTGCATATAGCCAGTCGCGGGGCGGCGAGAAACGCACTCGACTACAAACAGCGATTGAATGCGCGCTGTGCGGCGCGATCACATTGAGCCTATCCAGTGCCCTCGAATTATTCGGATTACCGTCAACCGCTGGAACTGCCGTTGGCGGGTCAGTCGGGTTTCTGGGTGTCGAGAAAATCAGGATTTTGGCAGAGCGCTATATTGATACCAAGCTCAAGCCGACCGAAACAAAAACCGATAAGGCCGAATAATGGCAAACGTAAATATTCCCGATCTGTCGGCTGGTGCCCCGTTAGATGAGGCTGATTTGCTTGAGGTTGTTCAGGGCGGCGTGAATAAAAAGCTGACTGGCGCGCAACTCAAGCCTAATCTTGTTGTCAATGCCCAAACCGGGGCAACGTACACGTATGTGGCCGCAGATAAAGGCAAGTTGGTTACGCATACCAGAGCCACTGCTGTTGCCGCAACGCTTCCCACTGCCGCAACTATGCTCGCCGGGTTTTCAGTTTCTGTCACGAATCTAGGGGCCGGGTTGGTAACGATTACCAGTGCTAGCAATATCAACGGTGAGACTACGCTAGCCCTGGCTACCGGGCACACTGTAAAACTCGCCTCGGATGGCGCAAACTGGTTTATCGCAAGCCGCTTCAGCACTGGCTACGGGACCACGGGCGAGACTGCCCTTCCAGTGGCCGCTGATGCTGACTCAGTGCTTGAATCAGGTCTGTACACGCTCAGCACGTCTAGCCAGCACGGGCCACTGTCTGCTGAGGAATACACACTGATCAACCTGCCCGTTTCGGGCGCTGTGATCACTCAGATTGCAACAAAAACCTCTGGAACTGGGGCTGGAAAACTGTACACGCGCTATCTCGCCAGCGGCGTTTGGAGCGCGTGGGCTGAAATCGGGGCTGGATCGGGTGGATCGGGCAGTACGACATTACCCCTGGCACCAACCCCGCCCAGAATTGATGTCTATTCTGCTGGCAGACGACTGGACGGGGTAGAGGTCACATCTGGAATACTGATGTGCCACACCTACAACGGCACACCCGATCTACAATTTAATAGCGCAATACAGATCGAGACTGCACTTGGGACACCGCCTGTAAATAGTTATTTTGACATGGTTGTGCAAAATATTCAGGAAGACGGCCTTGCCGGGGCACCTATGATACTCAGCATGTTTCCGGGTAGCAATAATGGGTATGTGACACTTGTTGGCAACATGCTGATCCCAATTAATACAAGTGCTGAGTTCCGCCTGATCAAAACCGCGTATGGCGAATGGACCGCATACAGAATATCGTAACTTTCCCAAGGAAATTAAAATGACTACTCAAGACAGCGCAACCGGCGCACTCAAATACCCTAAATCAACTGATGGTGCCATGCATGTCGCCATAATGAGCGGTGGCTCTGGTGGCAGCAGCAGCGGGTTAACCGACGCAGAATTGAGAGCGTCGGCTGTTGCTGTTGAAATCCTCGGGATGCCCTCAGTCGCAAGGCAAGTCGCTGTGGCTGTTGCCAGTACGAACATCGCATTGACAGCCACTTGCCGCAGAGTGAGCATTAAAGCCGTCGGTGGTAACGCCAGATACAGCGTCGGTGCTGTCGCCCAAACTGCAACCGTGACATCCCATTATATTGAGGCATCTGAGCGCCTGGATATTGCCGTTCCGCTCAATGCCAACATCGCCGCAATTCGGGAAACCGGGGTTACGACTGACAGCGTTATCCACATCACTGAGCTGGTGTAATCATGAGGTTACGTGCAACGCGCATGTCTGTTATTGCGCAGGCTGTCCGCAAGGCATTCTCGCCGCTGGATTATTTCCGCTTCGGTGAGCCCGGAGTTTGGTATGACCCTAGTGATTTCAGTACGCTATTTCAAGATGCCTCTGCAACTACCCCAGTAACCGCCCTTGAACAACCTGTTGGGTTGATGCTCGATAAGCGGCTAGGGAAGGGCTCGATTATACTGAGTGGATTCCAGTCAATGATTACCCGTAATGACAAGGGGACGGTAGTTGTTGGCGGGAATAGTGTTACTTGCACATGCATCGGGGATGGGTATTTCGGTGTAAAAACCAGTGACGCGATAATCTCAGCACCAAACTCCTACATCATGACATTTTCTTGGTCTGGGAATACAAAGCATAGCCTAATATATTTTGGGGCCGGGAGCGGTGGGGGTTTTGCGGGAAGTAATGAATCTGGGACATCAACCGCCTTTATAACCCCAGGGATCGGGGGTGTGGTGGAGATTTATATGGGACCGGGTAGTATTGGTGATACAGTTACATTCACTAATATTTCGGTAAAACAGATTCCAGGTAACCACGCCAAACAGACAACGGCAACATCGAGGCCAGTGCTTAGTGCGCGGGTTAATTTGCTTACGAAAACTGATCAATTTGCATCATGGAGCGCACAGACAAGCGGGGACACCGTATCAGGCACCAAGCTAATCCCATCCACGACAAATACAACGCACGGTAGGCAACTCCCCTTCACATATGCAAAGGGTAATGTCCTCTCTGTAAAAGCATCTGCTGCCGGGTATTCGTTTTTGCATTTGGGGGTTGGAGGTCTTCAGGCGTCGGACGGTGTAAGCTACTGCACAACATTTAATTTGACGCTTGGGACGATTGTCAAGCGCGGGACATGGGGGGCAAGTGAATCTATTGTAGATAATAACGACGGGACGTACACTTGCACGGTAGTTTCACTATATGATTCCGGAAATGCCGTAATTGACTACAGCCCAACAGCAGCAACCAATGTGTATTCTGGAGACGGTGTATCAGGTGTTAATGTGTTCTGGGCGTCACTGGTTCCGTCGGGTATGGGTTCCTTGCCTTACCAGCGCGTAAACACCGCAAGCGATTATGACACAGCAGGTTTCCCGATCTATTTGAAATTCAATGGCATCGAATCATTTATGGTGACGAATGTAATTAATTTCAGTGGGACAGACAAAATGACGGTTTGGGCCGGGGTTAGGAAGTTGAGCGATAGCTCATACGGCTGTATTGCAGAACTTTCATCATCTGCTGATGCTACTGCCGGTGGATTTGCAGTTCTTGGGGCAAATTCGGCTGGTTACTATTTGCAAAATGGGGCACCCCCAAACAGAACATATGGGACCATTCCTGGAGGTGCCGCAGCCCCAATTACAGATGTGTTTTTGGCAATATTTGACAGGGCATTACTGGATACCAGTGAGTCCCAAGGGAGCCGCAACGGTGGTGCGTGGTTTAGCGCGCCTGTATTGGAGGGATGGTCAGCCACAGGCAACTTTGTCAATGCCCAGATGTATATCGGGAGACGCGGCGGCACATCGCTACCATTCAACGGAAACATTTACCAGCTAATCGTCCGTGGCGCGAAAACCTCAGCCGCAGATATTGGCTACGGTGGAAAGTTTATTGCGACAAAAACGGGGGTTACACTATGATCCACACTCATGCCGATGGCTCAGTAACAATGAGCGCCAATAAAGTCTGGCGTCCGGGCGTGTTTGAAAATGCCAGGACTGCCCGAATTGCACAACGTCTTGATGACTCGGAAATCCGAATTCTCCAGGCCGCTGCTAACGTGCGTGGGGATTCGATTATAATAGAAGCCGATATTAAACAAAGGAAGTTACCATGAGCGATAGCGTAATTATGACGATGATTGTTACTGACGCCAATGCCCCGGTGGCACGGCGGTTGGCTGAGGCTATGGCCGGAGAAGCGGGGGCTGGAATGTGGACGGTGCCCTGCACGTCGAATGCCGTCGATGTGTCGCACTGGATTAGCTCTGGGCCTATCAGCGCTGAATTTGCGGCGGTAATGAGTGGGCCTGATGTGCTATTTGCGGCATGTAGTGCTGCCGGGATCGATGTCACCGCCGATCAGTGTTCCGCGCTGCTGGAAACGTCGGATGTCAGCGACGATGACCCCTTTTACGCGATGTTTCGCCTTGGTATTTTGATGCACCGACCCGAAATAGGCGGAGTTTGATAAACAGAAAAGCCCCGAAATTCGGGGCTTTTTCATGGGGCTGGCAGTTTACTTAGCCGTCAAGATAATCCTCTTTGCAGATCAAATCGCAGAACAGGCTTTTGCCGGAAACCGGGCAGTTGCAGTTGTGGCAAAAACCACATGGGACAAGTTTAGGCATTTGCTTTTTCCTCTTTCAAAATGAGTTGCTGAATATCGACTTCCAGTGCATTTCCACGAACAAAAACAAGGCTGTGGGGGATGTCGGTGTTAACCCACTCATGCAGGGCCAGCAGGATCGACGCGTCTTCGCCGGTAATCGAGTTTGCCTTGATATACCTGCGCATCGAAATGTGGTCATGCACTGGATTTTCTGCCAAGCGAATGCGCTCCAGCAGTTCGACCCTCAGCTGTACAAAATGCAGGGCTTTGCGCAAATCCTGAACCCCGTTTTTGTTGCGCCAGCGGCTCATGTATTTGAGGATTGCGAACGCTGCAGGATCGTAGCTGTTGACTGTCGCAAACATCAGCGGTTGCATGCCAAGGTTTTTATAGTGGTCCCCGCCAACCTGGGAATTAAACGCGCTCATTAGTATTTCTTTCCACCGGCTTTGGCGCGGTTTTCCGGTTTGTGATCAGCGCGGGTCCGATTCAGCATCGGATTGTGATTGACGGTGACGGCGTTCTGGTAATCCTCGGCGGATTGGTCCAGTTCAGTGAGTTTTTGCATAGTCAAACTTTCAAAAATTACTTGGTTTTGTCTTGGGCAAAGGCGGCTAACAGATTGGCCCTTGCCGACTCGCGTTTGCGAGCCCATTCACTCGCCAACTCGCCGTTTTGAGCGGCTTTGCGGGCGTATTTTGCCTGTAGCCGCAAGTGCAATTCGTTGCGGCGTTCGGATTTGTGGAAAAGATAAAGCGCAGATTCACGTGGTGTAAATTTGCGCCAGATCGCCATGAGGTAGATGAGTGTATGCATATTCAGATTTTAGACCTGGGTTTGCACTTGCATCAACTATTCGCGGCGATCTGTAGCATTTCAACGACAGATCAGATGAATTTGGCTTTGGGGTTGCTTCTGATCGCGGCTGCAACAACAGGGGCTGTACGGTATGCGCGGGGGATGTGTTCCAGGGCAAGGCCGTCGAGGTTCACGGCTTCGAGGCACAATTCCTCAGTCAAAGCGCGAACGTGGCCAATCGCATTGGGGTTGCTACGAACAGCGGCGAGGCACAATGCTGGCGTCTGCTCAGTGACGTTTGCGAGGTAACTGCTATCACCACGGCTCAGGCGGATGTGGATGTCTGACATCATTTTGCGCATCGACAGGTTTGCTGAAATCATGTGTGAATTTGGAAGGTTGGACATTTTGGTTTTCCGTTCAGTTAACTATTTACAGCAGCGTCTCATCGACATCGTTCACCGCGTTTTTTGAGGCGGTGGCGGGTGTGAATTTCATAACTTGCCGGGGTGCCAGGGTAATAATCCCACCAGTTGCTGCGCATTTTAAATTGCGCTCAAGGTATTCCCGGCGATCAAACACCCCGAAATTCGTGAGCTTGACAGCCTCACCATTGGCGACAGCCGTTTGAATTTGCGTGAATGCGTCTTCAAGCAACAGTTTTGTAGCAGCAATAGAAAGACCGTGCTTTTTTGCGACCGTCTTTGCGAGTTTTTCAAAGTTCATTTTCTACTCCAGTTGTGGGGCCGTAGCCCCGGTTTTGTGATTAGTCAGCGGCGTTGCAGATGGCGATCAGGCAATCACGTTGTGCGCCACGTGCAGCGTCGTATGCAGCGGCGGCAGCGGCGAATGACTCGGGGCTTGATGAGTCACCGGCATCGCGGCTGATAGCCCGTGCGGCGGCATTCGCGGTGGCTCTCGCCGATCTTGCATAGGCCCAGCAGCTCGAATGGCGCAGGTCCAGCGGGTTTTCGGGCATGTCCCAAGTTGCGGCAGCGGCGGCGACTGCAGTTGCAGCGTCATACCCGGCAACAGCGGTTTTTGCGTACCCAACCCTCAAATAGTTCAGGCGGCGGCTACGGTCGGAAACACTAAGCGTAGTGTCGGTTGCTGCAGCAATCGTTGCAGCGTTGTATTCTTGCCTGTGCTTTTCTTCGTAGTCACCGACTGCCCTGCGAGCCTCTGCCCATGCTGTTGACAGGTTTTTCCGGCTAATAACGCCGTACAAATACAGGTCAATCGCCTCAAGTGCTGCAATTGAGCGGGAATCTGTAAGCTGTCGTTCGACTTGGCGGGCGCAGAACAGTGCAAATTTGCGGATTTTGGGTTCGTGGCCCTTGATCGTTCGCAGGGCCAGCAGGGCGGCGTCCATGTCATGTGTTGCCAGGTAGGCGATTTCCACGGGCGTTTTGTTGCTGACCATAATGCCGTCGCGCTGGAGGGCAGCGGTGAGCTTGGGGATCATGTAAGCGCAGTCGGGGCGCGAAAGAATGTTGCGAATTGAGGTTTTCATGGTGTTTAAAACAGGTTAGGAGTTTGTGAGCTTGTATTGTAACCCCGGAAATTCAGCATTTGCCGCTATTTTCCGGGTATTACACACTGTTACGTGTCGGTTACTTAGAGCAGATCATCGTCATCAATTTCGAGGGCGAGCGCGTCGAGTGCTGCCATTGCGTCGATAGCGGGTGCCACGGGGGCGGGCTTGGCGGCGTTGGGGTTATCGGCTTGCGGGTCAGGGTCAACCCAGCCCGCGAATGGCGTCTGGGGCTGCAAATCATTGGCCTGCATAAATGCACAGCGGTAGAGTTTGTCAGCGTTGTACGTGATGTGTGACGGCTGCAGGTCCAGCATTTTTTGCAGATCAGCGCGTGAGTTAGCAAACAGCACGTACTCAATATTGATTTTGCTGTCATAGACCATCGCGGCCATGCCCAGGTAGGTTGATGCACCGGGCGTTACAGCTGCGGCGGCTGTGCGCTGCAGGACTTGAGGGCGGATCGGTTGCACGTTCGTTGTTTTCATTTTCGGCTTTCGGAGTTGATTATTTGCGCTTGAGAAGGTTCATTGGGACGGGCATAGATTGGGGCGTGCCCAGGGGCATCGGTGCGACGAATGCGCTAATTTGCGCAGCCGGGGCTGGTGCAGATGCACGGGCTGGCTGGACTGCTGGCTGTACAACAGTGCCTCTGACGCAATATCCAGCAGTCGCTGCTGCGCGCTGCATGCAATCGAGGTCGCGGCTCATGCCAGCGTATTCTGTGCATGCTGCGCCCACAGCGGCGGAAAACACCAGCGCAGTGATCAGACCTGCCTTTTCGAGGCGGCTGAAGCGGGGGGTAGGGGTGAGGGAGGGTTTGGTGAAATCGAGTGTGTCAGTCATGATATTGGGGCGGGGGTCGCTTATGTTTTGGGGCTGGTGGAAATTGAAAAGCATTTAGATAAAACTATTTTGCCGCCGTGCGTGAGCCGCGAAAGCGGAAATGTGTGACACCGGCTTTGGCGCTCAGGTCAACGAATTGCAGGCACTCAATGCTGAGCCAAGCTGTTTCTGCGCCACCGGGCAGCGAATATTGAAACTCAGACGCCAGTTTGAGCTGTTTGTATGCAGCGGCGTCGTTGACTGAGTTCCAGGCGGGTTCTGCCGCCTGCATTGGCATTGCAGGGGCGACTGACACCAGCGGCGTATAAACTGCTGTGCGATCCGTGCCAGCGGTTGCGGGAATGCCCGAGAACGCGGCCAGCGCGCCTGCCAGGGAGCGGATTGCTGTCGATGATGCACTGGCGGCTTGTGTCGTCTTGGCGAACGCCTGGGCGGTGCCAGTGAGCGTTTGGGAACGGGTTGCGGCAACTGGAGCTGCGGGTTTGGCTGATACCAGGGCGCAGGCTTTACTGGCAATGCGGCTGATGAATGATGCTGGTGATTTCATGATTTCCTATCTGCCCTGATCCGGGCTTTTGATTGCTGAGAACTGTAGTATGCACCAGTTTTTGAGCGTTTCAACTGTTTGTTGAAAAATAAATTGTTTGTTGTCGAAATGGTACGTTTCGGGTGTTGTTTTTATGAGAATTCTGGCGTGTCTTTGGGCTGAGACTTCCCGGAATTCGGGCTGGCGTCATTGGGTAAATGCTGAAATCTGCCCAGGATTGGCTGGCCGAAAATCAAAAAAATTTTTTTCTCGAAATGGCCAGAAAAACTGGAATCGAACTGCGATTTCGTTGTTTTTGGCGAGGGGAACCGGCTCACTTGCCATAAATTAGGGATTTTTGACCCGCCCCTTTTCGGCCTTTGCCGGGGCTGGGAGAATTCTGTTTTCGGCCTGGCCGGGATTTGTGAACCGGAAATCAGCGATAGCTCTGGGCTACCGGCTTGCGGGAATCTATAGGGAAAAACTATCGAATACTTGGGCGGGCGTCAAGATGTAAGTATCCTGTTACACGTGTAATATATTTGTAAAGGTCAAAAAAGGCGGTGGATACTAGGTTTTTGAGCTATACTTGATGCATCAACCGGCAAAGATGCTTGTTGACCAGGGCGTTTTGCCCGGAAAAACCTTAGGACTCAAAATGACATACATCTGGACCGACCCCCAAGCCGGGCTTAGCAAAGCCCAAATCGAAATTGACCATCACGCCCGCATTTTTGGAAGCTCATACTTAAGGCTTTCGCGGGGTGAACTCCAGGATTTTGTTGTTGCAATGCGTGACTATAAATATCAACTGATGCGCGTCGGAGAAGACCCCGCATTTTTAGAGGGGGTTTTGCAACAATCAGAATCACTATGCATTGCGGCGGTAACGAAAAACCCGTGGGCGCTGGCATATTGCAAAAATATGACTGAAAAAATTTGCATGATTGCGCTGATTGGTGACCCCGGAGTTGCGCGCTTGATCCCCGAAAAATCTATGACCGCCCCAATTGTTGATGTGATCGACGCCCGCAAAAAGGTGGAGGCGGCGGAACGTGAATACAACGACGCGGTCAATCGAAGCGTTTTGCAAATACCTGGACTGGCCGAAATCCTCGGATTGACCGAAATGATTGATGACTGAATTGTAAAAGATTGTAAAGACCTGAAAAACCCCGAAAATGCTTAGTTTTTGGGTTATACTAAAGGCTAAGGCGGGCTGATGAGTAAAGCGGCTCTTACCGGGCCGCATCTTAGATAATCTTGGATTTACCAGGGCTATCTAAGATGCTGATTTAGCATCATTTCAATCAATTTTTTAGGAAATCAAAATGGCAAAAATTATCAACGCGGTTAACAATATGAGCATGCATGCAATCATTGCGGAACATGGACTTGTTAGCGTCAACCGTGACGAACTTGGTGATGCGCTGGCCGGGGTGAATGATCGTGGTATAGCATACTCATTAGAGTTTTTTAGAGCGTCGAAAACAACGCTAGTTGTGCCCGGCGTCGAATTTACCGCAAATGCGGTTAAAAAAATCAATGCCGCCGTGATTTCGGCGGGTTGCAAGAGCGCTCATGACGCGCTTACTGTTGTACTCAAAATGGTTAAACCCGGTGATGGCGTTACTTTTTTCGACGCGGGAAAGGTTGATACATACAAAATGCTCATCAACGGAAGGCTTGACTGGTCATAATAGATGTAAAAGATTGTAAAGACACGAAAAACCCCGAAAATACTTAGTTTTTGGGTTATACTAGAGGCTAAGGCGGGGGGATAGGAAAAGAGGCTCTTACCGGGCCGCATCTTAGATAGTCAAGGGCTTACCAGGGCTATCTAAGATGCTGATTTAGCATCATTTTTCAATCAATTTTTTAGGATAATCATCATGGCTACTCAAAAATTTTACGCCGCTTTTGACATCACCCGCGAAAGCGCCATTGACGCGGGTTACATTTTTGGATCAGGCGTTGATGCAATCAGCGCAAAAGTTGACGCCGCTGGCCGGGATTATGGTAGCAAAAACGTCGATGATTATGTTGTTGCAAGGATGGCCGTTGACCTGGCTACCAGCGTTGATGCAAGCGGGGGCGCTGGGAATTTGGGTTACGTCATCATTCAGCCGGGCATTATTGGATCATTTTCCGATAAGGACCGGCATGACGATTTCACCGCCTCTTTGGAAAAATCATCATCAAATCCAGCGGCGGTTTATGTTTTCCGTGATGTTTTTGATGATCAATTGCGTCATATCGCAACAATCACTGGAAAAAATGAACGTGTGTGCATGACCGAGGCTATGCGCCGCTATCCTGGAATTGATTACCTGATTTCCGTCGATGATATTTCCGGGGCGGATTCAATGCTCAAAACCTCCAGCCGCTCAATTATGATCAACCTCTAATTTTCTTGCGGCTCTTACCGGGGCCGCATCTTAAATAGCCTGATCGACGGGTTATTTAAGATGCAATCAAGCATCATTTTTTCAAGGATTTTTATGAGTGCTTTTAATGCAATTGGGGCGTTAACCTGGGTGTGGCCCGCCGCGCTTTATGAGGTTCAATTTCCGGGTATCGAATTCACCGCCGAAGAAAAAGCCGCGCTGGATTCGCGGGCGGCTATCGGCATTGTTTTCCGCCTGGCGGCTATGATCAATGTATTTTATGGCGTTTACGCGCTGATCGAAAACGGGTCGATTGCAACGCTGATCATAGCGTTGATTATTAGCGTGGTCTTTTGGATTGCTGTGCCAACCGAACCATCTAGCGTGATCAACGCTAGAATCAAAATGTTAGAATTTTAAACCGTTATTTTTGGAGCTATTATGATTGATAAAAAACTGATTCAGAAAATCCTGGGCTATGCTCAAATGGGCGTGATGCCTTGCCACAATGTTGTTTATTCGGCGCTCCAGGGTGTTGACGCTGGTGCAATCAGGGGGGCGTTGATGGTGATTTTGGCCGGTGATCAACCTTCTGATGCTGCCCTTACCGCCGCCCGCGCTGAACTTTTTGCGATTGAACACCACGCGCCTGAAATTCAACGGCGCTGGTTGACTACCGTCTAAGCGTCCAGCCCTCGATCTCACCATAGCCCGCCTTACCAGCGGGCTTTTTTACGTCTGGTGTTTGTGATGGTGAGCATGGTGAGCATGGTGAGCATGGTGAGCATGGTGATGGTGGATGGTGGATGGTCCCACGCTTGACCAGGCTCGGCTTCGCCCCGAATGCTATCAATATCATAGCGCCGAGGTTCTAGCGCTGGATT